TAGCATCTCTGCAAGTCTTTGCGTCCAAGGGACTTCCGGCGATGTTATATAACATGTACAAGATCGATTAAGGATTCCAGCCATGGCCACAGCCGCCAAGTCCGCGCCCAAAGCCGCCCCTCCGCTTCCGGCCGAAGTGGAGCAACTCGCGAAGGAATACCGCAAGCTCGAAAAGAAGATCGCCGCCATTGCGAAAAAGGCCGGCGATCAGGCCGCTCCTCACAAGGCGCGCCTCGATGAAATCTGGGACACGCTGCTCGGCCAAGTGCGGGAGTTCGGCTCGGTGCACTCGGAGAAATCGAAGCTGCTCTACGGGGTGAAGCTGGAAGTGATGGGCACGTTTGGCAGCAGCACAGCGATCGACGCTTCCGCAGTGGAAACCTTTCGGCTGGCGCTGGTGGAGGCCGATCAATCGCGCGTGATGGGCCACGTTTTCGAGAAGTCGATCCGCTGGACGCTTTCGCCGGAGGCTGCCAGCTTCCTCCGCAAAGAGCATGACGAAGGCAACTTTCCGGATGCGCTGTTCGTGCTCTATGCGCGCTGCAGCGTGCCCAAGGAACTGACGCCCAAGCTGGTAGTGCGGGAAAGAACGAAGGCGGCATGAGCGAGCCCCCGGTGCATCAACTGGCGCGCGAGCTGGTGGACCGGATCTTTGCCGTGTATAACGCGGAGTATATCGAGCGCTGCCTGCGCGAGGAGCCGAAAAGCATGCTGGCCCTGGCGGGCCGTTTGCGGACCGCGCTCGATGCGGAGAAAAAAGAGTGAGCCTGGTCTTCAAGGAATTCGGCGCGGGCGGAGTTAGAATCGTCACCGAATGGCACGTCGGCGAACCGCTACCGGCACTCGAAGCGCGCGTGATCCATCTGTTCGCCGATGGCCACGAGCTGGACTTCCTGATCGACGCCATGAAAAGCGAGATCGACGCCATGAAGAAAACGGCCGCGCCGCCAGTGGGACCGGCGGCAGTGATCGATTTCCCGGAGCCGGGAAAATGAACGGGAACGCGAGAGCCAAGAGAGTTATCTTTTCGCTCGACGTGCTGGTGGACCTGTTCTGCGAAGGCCGCCACGTCGCGCCGTCGTATGTGGTGAGGAATGGCTTGCCGCGGGATGCGAAGCTGGTGGATGCGCGGTTCAACAAAACCATGGGCGGCGTGGAGATGGACGTGGTGAGCGCATCCTTCCCGGAAGTTCCCGCCGGCGATATGCTGGAACTGCTCGACATGAAAGTGTCGCGCGTCTGATGGAGAAAATTATGGATCGCCGAAAATTCTTTTCCTTCCTTGGTCTGGGCGGCGGCGCCGCCGTTAGCCTGAACGCGCTCAAGGCCATCGCGCCCCAGGCCGAAGCGATCGAGATTCGCCGCAACCGGCAATACGCGTTCCGCATGCCGCACCACGTTAGCCCGGAATCGCGCCAGGCGATCGCGCAGCGGCTCGCGGCGCTCGGCCTCCACAAACCCATCGTGCTCGATCCCGGCGTGGATATCTTCGAGCTGGAAGCTTCCGATGCGGCGGAGCACATCGAACTGAGTGTCCCGCCCATGGATGACCGAACTGTCGCTCGGGCGGTCGCGAGGATAAGCGAACTGCAGAAGCGCGGCGGCCACGGGACCTTTTCCACTTCCTCATGAACCGGCGCGGCTTCCTGCGGGCGATGGTGGGCGGACTGGCCATTGCGGCCGCGCGGACTTATCCCTTTCGGGTATTCAGCTTCCCGACGGAAATCCGGCCTGCGTTTTCTGGCGGCCTCGATCTGGGCAGCACCGGCGACTGGACAGCCTACAGCTTGATCTCGATATTGCCGGCGGACGCGGAGTTTCTGGAAAGCCGCTCTTTCATGGCGTCAGAAATCGCGGCTCAGTTCCGCGTGCCCTCGGAGCGGCTGCTGGCATAATTTGCCTTCCCCACAACCCTCCAGCCCGGAGAGCCCCGCGAGGGCGATCCGGGCGCTTTTCTTTTTTGGGAAGAAAAAAAGCCAGCCGCCGGCAAAAGGATCGTGCTAGACTCCGATCCCGTATGAGCGCACAGGATAACGATCACGTCGACGAACTGTTGCTGCGGGAACACCGCCGGCAGGAAATAACCGAGAAAGTCTACTCCACCTTCCTGCAGTTGGCCGATGGCGTGCCGGAAGAGGAATGGCGGCTGCTGAACATTGGGTGCGTCACGCGTCTGGCTGGAGGCCTGGGCGCCAGCATCCGGGGAGACGCTTCGGCGCGTGAGTTTGGCTTGGCCCGCTGCGGTCATTGCGAAGCTCTGCTCTCGCCCAAGAGCGTGGCGAGTCACGTCTGCGATCCGGCGGATTTGGAGCGGATCAAAAAGGCATTGCTGGGCCGCGTCCCTCAGCTCGTGCGCCAGCAGGTACGCGTTGCCCTCGACGAAGAAAACTTCCGCGCCCTGGTCGCCGGCGGCGAAGTGAAAATCGGCAACCCGCCGTATGCCTTGCTGATCCTGAGCGATATCGGTTTCCGCGTGATGAAGGATGCCATCCGCACAGCGGAGGAAAAAAGTGCTTGAGCTGTTCGCGTGGGTGGGCGAGAACGAACTTGACCCCGGCGACAAAAAGCTGGGACTGAAACAGGCGGTCGTTCCCGCTGGCACCGTGCCCATGGTGGCGGTGGACCGGGCGAAGATGGAAAAATATTGGCCGCAAGCCGAAGCTCAGGCCGCCCGCTACGGCAAGCGCATCCGGTTGGTGCGCTTCGTGTTCGCGGAGGTCCTGCGCGAAACCGAAAAGGGGAGCTGATGATGAACTGCCGACTCGCGCTCAACGCCTTCCACCGCTGGATCATCGTCAACGCGGAACAGGAAAACCTGGCGTGGAGCGGATCGCGCTGGGTTCCCGTCGACAAGCACGGCTTTCCCGCCGGCGACGTGCAGGTGTCGAACTTCGATTCCGCCGAACATGCGGCCGCGACTGCCAAATCTCAAGGGCTCGTAGTGCGCTCGCTCCTGGGCGCGCCCACGATTGAGGGGCTTCCCAAACTAGGAGGGCCTCCGCAATGACGCTAACGATCCTGTGGCGCGGCATCTATCGCGCGGCGCTGTGCGCGGGCGTGGCGATCGCCATTTGCCAGCTTCCCTCGCGCGTCATCGCAATTGCCGCGCTGCTCTGCTTGCTAGCTTTGATTCCGGCGCTCGGTCGCCTTGGGGGAGATGGGAGATGAGGCGAGATGCGCGATGCGATCGACACTGTGCGCCAGTTCAGCAGGCGGGTCTATCACAGTTATTGTTTCTACTGCGGCGTGCAGTTGGCGCACAAGAAGCTGAGCCGGTTTTCGCGCAAACCGGGCACGCCCCACAGCAGCCTGGCAAACGAGTTCTGGTGGGACACGGCAACCTTCGATCACTGGATTCCGAAATCGACCGGCGGCGGACACAAGCACAAAGTGCCGTGTTGCCTGCGCTGCAACCGGCAGAAGGTTGCGCTGGACGTCGAGGACTGGCGCGTGGTTTTCTTCGGCGCCCACGTCGGCAAGGTCGCGGAAATGATTTGCACTTGGGAAGCTCGCTGGTTTACTCCGAAGGGGTGGCGCGCAGGTCTGCCTCACCACACGCCGCTCTGCTCTTGGTGGCTCACGCGGCTGTTCTTCCGGCTGGTGCGCCGCGAATACTGCGGCGCCGCATGTCTCGTATGGTCTGAGCCGCGCTGCCAGCCACGCTCCGAGGCTGAACTATGAGTGCAGCCAACCAGCTACCGGTGGCCCTCTTCGATGCCGAGATGGAACGGCGCTTCCCGCAGATCCAGTGGCGCGACCCGACCCACATCTCCGTGACCAACGGCATCGACGGCTGGGGCTGCCGGCTCTGCATTGCGCGCTGTGGCTTCAAGGCGCAGGATGCGAAGCGTTTGCTGTTCCCCACCTTGCTGGACTTTCAGATCCACCAGAAGAACGTGCATGCGGTGAACCTGCTGGCGGCCAGCGGATGATTCGCTCGGCAACGGAAACACAAAAGCGCCGCGGGCGTCACTGTTCCCGAGGCGCTTCTGCTTTAGGCCGCGAATTGATAGTCGGCTGTTGAACGTTTGCCCACGATCTAACCGAGCGCAAAATACAGCGACAATCACCCGCCAACAAATGGACGCCTTCAAGTCTAACCCGCGCTAGGCGGCTTTGGGCGGATTGATGGCGTCCTTCACATTCTTTGCCACGCGGAACTTGACCACGGTTTTGGCCGCGATCTTGATGGCTTCTCCGCTCTGCGGGTTGCGGCCCATGCGGGCTTTGCGGTGCGCCTTCACCAACCGGCCGATGCCGGGCACAATGAAGACGCCGTTCTTCTTCGTCTCTTTGATGGCGAGTGTGGCCAGCTCGTCGAGGAAGGTGGCGACGGTTTTCTTCGCCATGGGTGGATCGAACGATTCGGCAAGATGGGCGGTGAGCTGAGTCTTGGTCATGGAACCTGGCATGTTTACTACCTCCGAGGGGCAACGTAGCACAGATCAGTTCTCAGTTGCCAGTTCTCAGTTCTCAGCAACCCCGCGAATCTCAGGCATTTCCTCCGTGATAGGATCGCGGCCATGGATGAGTTCAAACCAAAAACGCCCAGCCCCGGATGGTTTGGAGGATCGTGCGGCGGCACGCTGATCTACCCGCCTAGCCACCTGCGGGGCATCAGCCGCGAAGAATTGGAAGCCGACTACCTGGCCACTCTCGCCATGCTGGTAGAGCGGGCCACTTGGCGGGATAGATGGTGCGCGCTCCGCCGGCCCGGACACTGGCTCAACGTGGCGCGCCGCGAACTGTTCCTCGCTGGGAAGGAAGGGCTGCGCGCCAAAAAATGAAAGGGCCAGCCGAAGCCGGGCCGAACTGCTGGCGTCCTGCTACGCGCAATACAAGCTGGCCGACGCCGAGATCGCTGAGCGCGGCATCACTTTCCAACCATGGGTGTCGAAGTAAATCCGGCGGTCCAAGTGCGCTCTGACGCGCTGCTCCAGATGGTGGGTAGTGGGTTTATATGGCCCTCGCCTTGAAAGCGCCGTTATCTAGGGCTTTGTGAATTTGAGGATTGAGCTGACGGCGGTGCAACCCGGCGGCTGGCTTTTAGAATTTCCAGCTTGCCGCACAGCCCGATCCGGGATTAGGATTCGATCCTTCATGAGCGAGCAGGGAACCTTTTGGAACGGAATCTCGACGCACCCTCATAAGCGGGGCGCTTCAGAAAGCCACAAAGCGGCGGACCGCCGCTACAGAAGGCGCAATCCTGAGAAGGTGCGGCAACGCAGGCGCGCTCCCGCAAAGAACAATCCCGAGAAAGCGGCGGCGGCGGCGGTGCGGGCGCGCAAATGGAGAAAGAACAATCCCGAGAAAGCGAGGCAGAAGGCAGCGCAGTACAGAAAGAACAATTCCGAGAAAGTGCGCGCCGCAGTGCGCGCCGCGCTGCGCCGGCGGCGCGGCGTAAAAAATGCGACGGGAGAAACGCGGGTGGGAAGCTGCCCGCTCTGCCTTAGGCCGGATGTCAAACTCGTGCTCGATCACGACCACGAAACGGGGCTTATGCGCGGCTGGCTCTGCGATCGCTGCAACAGGGCCCTCGGGTTTTGGGAAACGCTGGAGAGGATCCGGGGGCGCGTTATCGCCTATCTGTTGGAAAGCTCGGTGCCTCTGGTGGTGGACGAGAAGACCAAGCCCGCGCCGAGGATGCCAGCGCGATCCCAGCGGCCAGCCGAAAAGCCGCTTTCGCTATTCCCCGCCCGCAGTGCCGGTGAGGTGCGGGAGTGACCGGCTCTGCGGCTGCCAAGCTGTTCGTTGTTCCGCAGGCGAGCGTTCCCGGACCCAAGCCTCAGCCTTCCGATGATCTAGGTTGGCTGGCGGATCTTTATCCGGCCCACGCGCAGAAGATCAGACGCCTCGTAGAAGCGGCCTCGTCCATAGCCCGGCTAGTCCCGTCCTCTCCCAGCCGTTTTGAAGAAAAAGAACCTTTCCGTCTCACCCCGCCCCATCCCTCTATGCCCACTCGCAAATCCCACATGCGCGGCTCCGGCAGTCTGTATCCCCAGAAAGACTCACGCTTTCTGGGGATGCAGTACTACCGCGACGGCAGGCGCGTGCGCCAGACGACGGGCTGCGTAAAGCCGAAGGAAGCGCAGGAAGTGTTGCGCCGGAAGATGCGGGAGATCGATCTGGAAAAGGAAAAGCGCCGCGCCCAGGCCGGGGACGGCGGTGCCGGGCGAACCGGAGCCCAGCTTTGCGTTCGCGATCTTTACGAGTCGCTCGAACGCGACTATGTGATCAACCAGCGCAAGAGCCTCGACGACCTGAAAATCCGCTGGCGCAAGCATCTGGAAGCGAGCTTTGGGGCGCTGCCGGCCGCGAGCGTTTCGGCGGAACAGATCGACGCGTATGTGGCCCGGCGTCTGGAGGAAAAAGCCTGCAACGCGACCGTGAACCGGGAACTCGCGGCCCTGAAACGCTGCTACAAGCTGGCCATCAAAACCGGACGTCTGAAGATGGGCGAACAGCCCTACTTCTCGATGCTCAAGGAGCGCAACGTCCGCCAGGGGTTTGTGCAGGACGAGCAGTATCCGGCGCTGGTCCGCGCCACGGCGGCCATCGGCCCCTACCTGCGCACGCTGTTCGAGATGGGCTACACCTACGGCTGGAGAAGTGGGGAGCTGCTGGGCCTGCGAGTGGCCCAGGTGGATATGGCGGAGCGCACCATCGTCCTCTATGCCGGCGAGACCAAAAACGACGACGCGCGCGTCGTGGCGATGACCAAGACCGTCTATGAACTGCTGGGCGGCGCGATCGCGGGCAAAGCGCCGGAGGACAGTCTCTTTACCCGAACAAACGGCCGCCCCGTCAAGGATTTCCGCAGGGCGTGGGCCAAGGCGACCGCGGCAGCAGGGTGTGCGCGGCTGCTCTTCCATGACCTGCGCCGGAGCGGGGTGCGGAACATGGTGCGGGACGGGGTGATGCAAAAAACGGCGATGATGATCAGCGGCCACAAGACCGCCGCCGTCTTCGAACGCTACAACATCGTGGACGAACGCGACATCCGGAAAGCGGCGTCCCTGCACGACAAAGCCGCGGCCGCCCGGCGCCAGGAAGCTCTGCTGGAGCGGCAGGCGAGGTTGCCGCTGACCCCAGGTTCGTAGGCAGGAAGCGCATGAGCAGGCACAACTACGGCAGCGATCCTCCCGGCCTCAGATGGTGCTCTGTCTGCAAGTTCTATCTGCCGATTGAGGACTTCTCCAAGAACAGGTCCCGCAAGGACGGGTTGGCATCCGGCTGCGGAGCATGCTCGACCGCCCGTGACGCCAAATGGACTGCGAAGTTCGGCTCTTACTCCCGGCACGTGCATAACGCCGTGGGGCGCGGACTGGAACCGTTGCCGCGGGCGGAATTTCACACGATCATCTGGCTGCCATGCGTGTTCGGCGGCGGTTGCCGCCCGGAGATTCTTGTCGGGGTGGACAGGATAGATAGCGGGCGCGGCTACCACGGGAACTCCCAGCCTTGCTGCCCTTTTCACAACTACATTAAGGGGACTTTTGAGGATGACCTTCTGCGGATCCATATCGAGAGGCACCCCGAACTCCAGGCCTGCCAGAATGGCGGAATGTCTGCGGTGGCCACGAGATTGACAGGCGGAAGGATTTCGGAGGTCGCTGTTCCGCCGATTAAGCCTAAGCGCCTGGAACGCCGGCTTCCGCTTTTCGAGTCCGGGCCAGCGGGGAGGCTTCAATGAAACCTTCGAGCGGCCGAAAAATGGCCTCCAGAACAGCCATAGAACCGCCAGAGGCCGGTTGCCGGGGCTGTGCATTCAATCACTTAGGGGTGGGTTTGGCGGGGGCATCTGATTGAGAATCCGATGCACACCGGCGAATCGGGCGCGGTTCGTGGGCGGAATGGGTGCCAGAGCCGGGCCCGGTTCGCGAACGACAATCGAACCCAACCCCGCCCTGACGAAAGCCAGCGGGTGGCTCCCCAATCCCACCAAGCCCCTCCATCGAGCTGCTAGGCCCCTTTACGGCCCCGCATACCCCCTTAAAACCACTCCTCCCGCCCAGGCGGGAGGCTTTTTTGCTGGGAGGCTTTTCCCATGACCGACGCGAGAGCTACGCTCGAACATTCCATCATCACCGGCCTGAGCCGGCGGGCCGACCTGACCGGCGTGACGATTACCGACGCCGACGTTCTGGTGCCGGATCTGATCGACGCGATATTTCACCCCTCGGTGCGGTGGGCGGTGCCGGCGTACCTCAAAGAACTGGAAGGCGGCGCTTCGCCGAAGGGTACGGTGCCATGAGTGGGGTGTGGGCCAAGTGCGTGCGGCGGGGCATCTGCGAATGCGGCTACCCGGTGCTCGAGGAAAGCGCGCCGCTGGGCAAAATGTATCTGGTGGATCCCAACACGATCGGGCCGGGGAGGATTGGTTGCGGCGGCTGTGGCAAGATAACGGCCTGCGACCTGATCGAAGTGTGGGATGAAGGCGCCGGACGCCAGGCCACGATGCCGCTGGGCGTTCTGCAGTTGGGAGAGGCAGCGTGAGGCCATGGTGGACCCATGACGCCGCTGGGCGCGCTGCGCGGAGAGGCGGAGTGAAATTCTTTCTGCGGCGCCGCGCTCCCGGGATCTGGTACGTCGCCGCTGAAAATCCGATCTATGAAGCCGGCGTCAAGTTCCACTGGTTTGATTCCTTCGACGAAGCCTGGGCATGGCTATGGCAGAGCCCGCCTTGGGCATCTCTGTGGAGTGCGCGATGAACGATCCGTTGGCCGATCTTCTGGAAGTCAAAACGCAGACGCCGGTGCGTCACTACTTTGTCACCGTTTGCCCCGCAAACGTCCACGTCCTCGATGAAGGCATGGCCCTGAAAATTCTCCTGCCCGCCGCCAACCCCCGGCAGGCTCGACGGCGGGTTCGCCGCTACGCTCCGGGAAGAATTCAGGCGGTGCAGTTGGTCCGGTGGACGGAGCGATGAGCTATGATCGATCTCTCTTGCGGTGGTCGCACCCCGCGTCGGAGGGTAGGAGCGCAGAGCCAGGCCGGGACTCCCGGCCTCCTTCGGCTTTCCGAAATCCGGAAAATCAGAAAAATCCACGAAAGAGGACTTGCGGCGGACAAGATCGTGCGCTAGACTCCGATCCTGTCACCAAAGGCAGTAGTGGCTTTTTAGGCTGGTAGTGATGGCTTTCTCCGACAGCTCCGTATTCGATAACTCGCAGAATGATCGCGGCTCCCGCGCGGAACATCTGGCCTGGTGTAAACAGCGCGCCCTGGAATACGTCGACCGAGGCGACCTTACCGGCGCTCTGGCCTCGATGACTTCCGATCTCCGCAAGCATGCCGAAACCCAAAGCAGCGTGACCCTCTGTGGCGAACTCGGCGTGGCGCTGGCCATGAGTGGCCACCTCAACACTCCTGAGAAAATGCGGAAGTGGATCGAGGGGTTCAACTGATGAGCCAAGCGAGAGAGAGATTGCTTCGGCTCCTGGAGCGGCTTCGCGATGTCGCGCCCCAGCCGCCGGGCTTGCACTATCGCCTCATGTGGGATTTCGTGCTGCGTCACGGCACCTGGTACGAGCCGCGCGCCTATCCGCCGAACCTGCCCGACGGACGGATCAAACAGTGCTTCGGCAACTCCATCATGCTTTCGGCCGCCCGCGGTTATCGCTACATCGAAGGCTTCGCGCTCATGCCTGAGCCCTTCAATTCCTATCTGCCCATGCACCATGCGTGGAATGCCGATGCCTTCGGCGCCCTGATCGATTCGACCTGGAACAATGAAGGGATCGCCTATCTCGGCGTGGAGTTCTCGGTCGAGCGCGCCGACGATGCGACCTGGAACGGCGATGCTTCCGTGCTCAACGATTTCAGGCGGGGCTTTCCGCTTTTCCGGGATCTGTGGCAGGGCGAGGATTGGGGCCGCGCGTGGCCGGCGAATGACCGCGTCCGTCTGGTGCGCGAAGGCAAGATCGAAGAAGCCTATCGGCTGATGACGGCGGAGCTTACATTCGCTCCGATGACGGCAAGCTCTCATCCGCAGTCGCCATCAGCCACGTCGAAATTTTGAAGCCGGGCGCGGAGACCGCGGCATGAAAAACATGCTGTACATGGGCGACTCGAAGATCTCCTCGGCGGAGCGCGATGCGCTGTTCCGCGACGGCGGCCACGCCGTGGGCGTCGATGAACTTTTGGAGTTGGCCGAAGCTGCCGGCACGAGGCACGCCGAGTTCTACGCGGAGATCAAACCGCGCATGACGCGGGAGCGAGCGGAGCGCGTCCGGCAACTGCGCTGTGACGACGGATGGAGTTATCGCCGGCTCGCCGGCATCACCTATCTGGAATGGGGCCGGGACGGCACCTGGTATCCGGAAACCAATCAGCTTGCGGGCGTGGCGCTGTGCGAGGCCGCGGCGGAGCTGCTCGGCGAAGATTTTCAGCAGTACCCGTGGCAGGCGAATCAGGCATGAGCAATTTCGAGATCATCGACGCCGGCGAAGGCCGCATCATCAAAGCGTGGCGCAAAGGCGTGCGCTTCGAGGACAAGGCCATCGACCAGCTCAAGAACACGGCGCGGCTGCCCTTCATCTACAAGTGGATGGCGGCCATGCCCGACACTCATTGGGGCATGGGATCGACCGTGGGCACGGTGCTGCCCACGCGCAATGCGGTTGTGCCGGCGGCGGTGGGCGTGGATATCGGCTGCGGAATGATGGCGGTTCGCACGCAATTCCGGCGCGAACAAATTGCAGATCTGGCCGAAGTGCGCGCGGCGATCGAGAAGGCGGTCCCTCACGGCCGTACGAATAACGGCGCCGTGGGAGACGTTGGCGGCTGGGCGCGAACTCCGGAGAGCGTGGCTCCGGCGGCGATCGCCGAAGCCTGGAACTCAGAATTCTCCGCCGAGTACGGAAGCATCATTGCGAAGCATCCGGGAGCACAGGCCAAGAACACGCTCTCGCAACTCGGGACGCTGGGCACGGGAAATCACTTCATCGAAATCTGCGCCGACGAGCAAGAGCGCGTGTGGATCGTGCTGCACTCCGGCTCGCGCGGGCTGGGCAACAAGATTGGCGGCTATTTTACCGACGTCGCAAAAGACTTGTGCAAGCGCTGGTTTATCGAGTTGCCCGATCCCGACCTGGCCTTTCTACCGCGGGGCGAGGCGGCATTCGACGACTACCTGCACGCCGTCTCATTCGCGCAGCGCTTCGCCTGGCGCAACCGCGAGATCATGATGGAAAATATCGTAGCCGCCCTTTCTCCGTTGCTGGGGGCCGTCGGCGAAGAGTTCCGCGTCCACTGTCATCACAATTACGTCGTGTGGGAAAGTCACTTCGGCGAAAACGTTCTGGTCACGCGCAAGGGAGCGGTTCGGGCGCGGCTGGGAGATCTGGGCATCATCCCCGGCAGCATGGGCGCGCGGACCTACATCGTGCGCGGCCTCGGGAACACGGATTCTTTCCAGACCTGTTCGCACGGCGCCGGGCGCGCCATGGGGCGCAAAGAAGCGGTGCGGCAATTCAGCCTGGCCGATCACATCAAGGCGACGGAAGGCGTCGAGTGCCTGAAAGATGCCAGCGTGCTCGATGAGACTCCGGGCGCCTACAAAGACATTGAAGCGGTGATGGCGGCGCAGTCCGACCTGGTGGAACCGGTGTACCGGCTCAAGCAGTTCGTGTGCGTCAAGGGCGGCGACGAAAAAATAGGCCGGAAGAAAGTCGAGAGCGCGCCGGCATGAGACTGCTCAGGTACATCATCGCGTGGCCGCGCTACGTTTGGGCGGGACTGGTTTTCGGCCGGGGATGCCAGCTCTTTCCGGGATCGCCGGCTCTCGGCCTGTGGCAGCGCGAAGTTGAGGAGCTGCGGCCGCGATGGAGGAAAAGTTAAAAGGAGAGAACTATGAAGCGGAATTGGTTCCTGCTCGTCTTCGTTCTGGCCCTCAGCTCACTGGCCCTCGCGCAGGGGCGCTGGCGGCGCATCGACCTCGGTTCCACCAACCTCACGCTCAACGGCATCGACCCCACCTTCGGGGCACTCGGCGGATTTCTCGAAGTGATCGGCGCGAATAAGCGGATCGCGTCTGACCTTTACCGGGAAAAGCGTTACTCGCTGCGCTGCCACGAATGCGATCATGTACGGGAAATCTCGAAGCAGGAGTTCGCTGGGTATCTCGCCGGCGGCTGGCCGAAACACTGCGGCGTAACGATGACGCTTGAAAGCGAGCCGCGATGACGGAGGCCGACGATGTTCCAGCGGGCTATCGCCGAGAGTGGGTTGCCGATGAAGGCTGGAAGGTGGCCGATCTCGACCGGACGTGCCGGCAAAAGGGATGCCACGATCCGGCGGTCGCCGCGCTTCGCAGAAAGCACGGGACGGGTTTCCGCTGGTGGTATTACTGTGCGGCTCATCTTTACGGCCGCAAGATCGAAGATGGCGTGGTGAAGGTTGAGCGCCTGGTGGAGATAGCTGCATGACCCAGCTCTACAAGACGGAAGTGGACTACGCGGTGGAAATAGTGCGGAGCGAAATGCTGGCCAATCCGGGGCCGATTGCGCCGCGCCCGATGGCCTTCCCGCCGGAGACCGGCATCGAGCGCCCCTTTTCCACTCCGCTCCATCCCGAGATGATGGCGCACTGGAAGAGCAAGAACATCATCGGCAGCATCATCGTGAAGATTTTGTTTCAGGCGCACGCGCGCGTGATCGTGTTCTTTTCCGACGCGCTGTTTGCTTCGCCGCCGCCCGGCAAGACGTTTGCCGACATGCCCCGCAATCTTTGGGAATGGCCGAAGGCGCTCACCCACGAGGCCCTGCTGGTCAACGTAAACGCCATTGGGATGAAGGGCTATGGGCTCTCCTACGGTTACACTCGCGACGGACTGGACCGGCGCGTATTCAACGCGGCGGCGCCCGATGTGGAACTGGACACTGGCCGCTTCTGCTTCGACCTGACCGAAGCCACAGAGGAAGCGGCCACGCTGGACGCTCTTCACCGCAACCGCGAGGGAGAGCTGGAGCCGATTGCATGATGCACACAATGTTCACTATGTTTCGCTACGGGATCGACGCCTTCCTGATCGCGGTGGTGACCACAAACTACCTCGCGGGCCGCAAGACGCGCCGCGTACTCGCGGAAGTTACCGCCCTGCGCGAGAAGCTCAAGAAGTACCATGATGAGCGCGCGCCCATGCTGATCAACGCCATGGAGCACATGGCCTCCGGTGCCTGCCCGCTGTGCGCGGTCGCGTCAGGGCGCGGCTCGATCACCACCCCGGAAGGGGAACTGACGGCGGAAGCGGAAATCAACGGAGAGCACGTCATTCGCATCACCTGCGAGGGCAACGTCGTGAACGATGGAGTCGCCGAGTGCCGCGCCGCCAGCATCCGCGCCGACGCCCGCAAGCTGTTCGCGGAGACGATGGAGGAGAAAACGGCCGCGTGAAAACTCCTTTAGAAATCGCCGCCGATAATTTCCACGCTCACCTGGACGTCTGCCAGCAGTGCGAAGGCCATCCCTTCCAGCTTTGCCCCACCGGGCACGAGTTGCTGCTGGCTGTGGGCGAAGCGAGTCCGCTGAACCGCGCCGGTCCGCGGCCCGACGTGATGGATGTGCTGGAAGAGGCTATCCGCACCATCGCGAAGCGCAACGGGCTTACCGTCAACGAAGAAAGCATCCGGCGGTCGCGCGAATTCTGCGATCGCATGGTGGATCCCGAAACCGGAAAGGAAACCGATGGCGGATAAAGACGACCCTAACCTTTCGGCGTACGAACTGCAGCGCGTGGTGGATAAGATCGGCAAGCTTTCCGCCGCGTTGAGGTCCTCCGGCCTGGGCGTGGAAGTGACCGCGCATATCGCGCTGAGCTTCGAGGTCAAACTGACAGACCTAAGCGATGCTGGAAAGACGCGGAAAAAGCAGCGCCAATCGGGTGCAAAAGCATGAACGATGAAGCTAGGCCCACACCGGCCGTCATCTGCGCCCGCTGCACCGAAGCAATCCTCGAGGGCGAGGAGCGCATGCCCTTTAACGCCGGGCTCGTGTGGATGCACCGCAACTGCGGGCTGCGCGGAATCATCGGCTCGATCGCACACCTACAGGGCCGATGCTCCTGCTTCGTCCCCGGCTCAACTGCCGGAGATCCCGAAGGCATGACGCTGCGCCAGGCGGCCGATGCCGCGGTGGAAGAATGGAAGCGCCTCGAAAGCTTGCGGCGCGCGGTGGCCGGTTCGCCCATCGCGAAATGCGGAGGCCACGCATGACCATCACCATCACTCAGGAAAAGCTGGTCGCGCTTTTGGCGCTAGCCGGCTGCGTGCTGATCGTCTCCAACCATCCGCGCCCGGGCGCGGTCTGCGAACTGGTTGTCGTTGTGATCATCATTTTGGGAATTATATAGTTAACTCCCTTTTCTGGGGTGCTAGGATGCCAAACATGAAACGGATGCTTGATCTCTTTTGCGGGCGACTCGGATGGTCGAAACCATTTTTGTCGCGAGGCTGGAATGTCGTTGCGGTTGACTTAGTTGAACCCCCCAGAGGTTCCGCAGGGATTGTACTTCCTGAAAGAGGACGTGCTTAATTTTGCAGCATCGGGAAACGGTTATGTAATGCTCCAAGATCGGTTTGCTTGCCACTGGTCGGAACAGTTCGATTTCATCTGTGCCTCCTCTCCCTGTGAAGAGTTTTCTGTACACGGCATGAAGTGCTTTCACCCAAGCCCCCCTTACCCAACGCAAGGTATTAGGCTCTTCAATCACACCCGTGAATTGTGCATGGCATCCGGCATTCCCTTCGTCATGGAGAACGTCAGAGCGGCGCAGCAGTTTGTGGGCAATGCAGTCCATCATTGCGGCCCGTTCTACCTGTGGGGCAGCGGAGTACCGCCGCTCATGCCGCAAGGGATTATTAAAGGCAAGGGCTTTCGTGGAGCTCCTGGCGCATGGATGGAGAAGCGTCCGCAGGACATCAGTGTGCAGGACTGGCGTAATCGGTGGCAGCAAGAGAGCGAGAGATTGGCCGGCGGTCGCGCTAACTGTAGTGGCGTAGCGGCAACCATTCCTCCTGAGCTGGCGAGCTGTATTGTCGATTATGCGGAAGCTGTGTGCAATGTTGAAACTCGGCAGTTAGGGAGTTAAGTATATAGTTCCCTTACAAATGGCCTACAGTATTTGTTTAGAGTTGCTGAGAGAGTGCGAGGCAGAAGGCAATTATGTGGGGTCACTGAAGCTCGCGAACGTGATCTCTTACCTGAATAAGCGAACATTAGCTCCTCGCAACGCTTTCGAGCGCATGTTTTGCGTAGTACTTGTGAAACACCCTATCTTGATCGGAGGTCAACTGTGAGCACCATTCGATACGCAAGGCTAACCACGGATGCGGCGGAGCGGACACTAAGGTCGGAACATTACGACTACACGCATCAGGCGTGGATTGGGGCGGATGGGCGCTATCTATGCTGCAACCACCCGCCAAGTAAGGATTGCTCTTGCTATGGCAGACTCCACGCTGGGGAACTTGCCGTAGTTGAGCACCGGCGATTGCCAATTCCACCAGAAGTGTGAAATCCGCTCTTGAATGTTTACGCCGTTTTGTAAAGTTTTGACGGAGGTTTTGACAAAATGACAGCCAAATGCCCTTACTGCGGGAAGCCAATCGAGACACCTGTACCGCGAAAGATAATCGACCGAGCATGGAATCCCGCTCGCCAAAAGCAAGAGGTTCGCACGCAAACGATAGATTTCTGCTCCCAGGACTGTGGCGGCTATTACCAGATGGGATGCGAGGGGTAACGCAATGAGTAAGAGCACGATCAGCACATTCCAGCTTTTCGAGATGTTTCCCGACGCGGAGTCCGCACGGCTCTATCTGGAATCCCGTCTCTGGGAAAACGGCGTCACTTGCCCGACCTGCAAAGCCACTGAACGCATCACAACTCGCAAGGGCGGCTTCTATCGCTGCAATGCCTGCCAATTGGATTTCACCATCCGTACAGGCACGATCTTCGAGCGCAGCCACATTCCTCTGCACAAGTGGCTCTATGCCATGTACCTGCTCGTCACAGCGCGAAAAGGCATCAGTTCGATGCAGCTTGCCAAGGAAATCGGCATTACGCAGAAGTCGGCGTGGTTCGTTCTGCATCGGCTTCGGGAGGCGTGCGGCGGGAAGCTGGACAAACTTCGCGGCATGGTCGAAATTGACGAATGTTTTATCGGCGGGAAAGAGCGCAACAAGCACGAGCACAAAAAGCTCAAGGCTGGGCGTGGCTCCGTGGGCAAGACTGCCGTTGTAGGACTCAGGGAGCGCGGCGGACGCACTATTGCAATGCCGCTGGAAGCTACCGACCAAGTCAGTTTGCAATCCGCCATCCACGCCAATGTGGAAGTCGGCTCTACGATCTTCACGGATGAGGCACCCGGATACATCGGCCTTGATGGTCTTTTCTTCCGTCACCAGAGCGTCAATCACATGGCGGGCGAGTACCGGCTGGGTCAGGCGAGCACGAACGGAATCGAGAGCGTTTGGGCAGTCCTGAAACGCGGCGTGTACGGCGTCTATCACCAAATAAGCAAGAAGCATCTTGCCAAGTACGTTGACGAGTTCACCTTCCGGCTGAACGTCGGCAACGTGAAGTACCACACTCTTGAGCGGCTGGATAGCTTTGTTCTGGCCGTAGTCGGCAAGCGGCTGACCTATGAAGGGTTGACCGCATGAAGAAGGCATCGTTCTGCCGGATATGTGGTGGACGGTTGCGGACAGCCACACTGTACATTCTCGCTGTCTGTGCGAAGTGTAAAAAGGGAATCTCATGAAGCGCAAAACTCCCCCCGTCCTAGACGCGATTGCGGATGTGGTACTGGCTTACCGTCCGAAGTCGAAGCGCAAGAAACCCCGAAAGCGAAAGAAGGCAAAACGTGAACGTAATAGTTAGTCTGGCGACGAATGACGAACACGGAATCGACACTGGACGCGTATCTGCTGTGCAGATCGGAGACGAGATTGATCTCCAGTGGGGCGAGAGAGGATCGGAGCCTCGGTACTCGTTCAGTGGTAACTTCCTGTGTCTGTCGCGCCGACGCTTTGAGGTTCTTAGCGGAAAGCACGAATGGGTCGGTAATTGGTGCTGGAGTGCCGTAACGATGACCACACCCGAAGCCGCTCGGCTGCTGAATTATTTGAGCCTTGATGACCGATGGCACTGCGAAGGCGGAGTGTGCGACCTGACCGACGCCTACGCCATAGCGAAAGTTACGCCGGAACTGTTGGCCGATGTTGATGGCTGATTTCATTGTGTTTAGGGAGTTAAGTATATAAGTCCCATCATTTTGGGGTGGCGAACATGAAGCTAGGAGAATACGTTGACGCCCACACCGATCGCGGAGAATGCAAATGCGGCCGCTGCATCGACGTGGGCACGAAGCCCGATCCAATCGGCCACACTGCCGACATGGTTTTCTTTTTGGTGGCGAAGAAAGACGAACCCAGCGCGGCCGAGTTCGAAGCCTTGACCAAAGCGCATCCGGGCGACTGGCAAGAGTGCGATCCGCTGGACGGCAAAGAGCATAGCTATCTTGAGCTGGGCGCGTGGCTCGGCGACCAAGGGGTGGCTCTGCGCTACATGGCCCTCGGTTCGCTGCTGGGAGTTTTCGATCTGCTCACTCCGCGCACCATGCTGCCCGCTCTCGATGAGGATCTGGTCATGGAGATGGCCGGCGCCGGCTACATCACGGTGCAACGCAAGGGCGCACAGAAAACGACGGCGGCAGCATGATCCACATTGTGCAATGCCTTTGCCCCGATCGCCACTGCGTTATCGCAGTGGCCTATGACGATGCCGAAACCAGCGGTGAAGAAGCCCAGCGGCAGCTCCAGGCTTTGCTCAAGAACGCCGTCGACCAACGCGTGCTCAACCCGTGGTGTGGCATTTGCCTCTCGTGGGATCTGTACTACGAAGACAGCGTGACCCGCTTTCGCACCATGGAAGAGGCGAAGCCGGCACTCGCGCAATGCCAGACAGACCAGTTTGCCAGCCGCGCCCTGATCGACGAAGCGCAGCGGGCTCCGCAGAACTGAGGAGAAAACGCGATGTTGCATCCGAACTTGCCGCCACTGCTCTCTCGAATGAAGCACCTGGCCGTCGAGTCTGCGGTTTTCGATCAATCGAAGGAAGCGTTCTTCTGATGGGCGGACGCGAATCGGCGGACACGGTGAGGGCGCGGAAGCAGCGGTGGATTAGAGCACTCGACTTTTAATCGAGTGGCAGCAGGTTCGATTCCTGTCACCCGCACCAGGTTGGGAGCCTTCATTCAACGGGATAGGATCAGGCCTTCTAAGCCTGAAATGGGTGTTCGAGTCATCCAGGCTCTACCAAAGTGGGAGCGTCGTCCAACGGATCAGGGCACACGGCTACGGACCGTGGAATGCGGGTTCGATTCCTGCCGCTCCTGCCATTTTTTGTTTGCAGCCCGCGTAGTTCAACTGGAGAGAGCGGTCGCCTCCTAAGCGACAGACCTGAGTTCGAATCTCAGCGCGGGCACCATGCGGGCGGCTGGTGCAACGGATGAGCACACGGTTTTCCGAAAGCCGGGATCAGAGTTCGATTCTCTGGCTGCCTGCCATTTTGAGCGGTTCTCCGGGCGTGAGCGAAGCGGGAGCCCGGACGCGAAATCCTGAGCCGTTCTTTGGCGAAGGATCATTCGCAACCGTGTGAGCATGTTTACATGTTTACATGTTGCTTTTCGATCATGGCCTTTCGTTCTTGACGCGCTGCCTGCGGGACGGTACTCTCGATCTGTGAATCTCTTCCAACATAGCGATTGCTTCGGCCACCAGCCGACACCCACTACGCCAGCCGCGTGGCAGGGGGAAGGCACGTTTATGTGAGGGGATTTCGAGAGCACCAACGCCATCGAAGCCCCTCCAACGAGGGGCTTAAGTTTTTTGCGGCGCATTCTGCTAGTGGCAGGCAGCCTGTCTCTCTAACAGGGAACCCGAGTTCGATTCTCGGATGCGCTACCAGTTTGTGGGGTCATCTTCTAGTGGCAGGAAAACTGACTTTCGATCAGAGAACCGGAGTTCGATTCTCCGTGGCCCTACCAAGAGAGGTCGGAGATGTTGCAGGCATTCGGGGAAACCGTGAAGCTGACCGACGCTCTCGAATGCGAGCGTGGCGGGGATCATCGCAAGCTGATCTCGGATGCGAGGGTCGATTACCTGACCCGCGGCATGCTGCCGGATGACAAGTTCGTGCTGTGCGGCCGCTGCGTGAAGGCGGTGAGTTTGAAAATTTGAGGCCGGTTGGCCGAGTGGCTTAGGCGCTGGCCTTTGGATCCAGCTACGGGAGTTCAATTCTCTCACCGGCTGCCAATTTTGTTGCGGCTTCGTTTAGTGGGAAAGACCCGGCGCTCTGGACGCCGAGAGCAGAGTTCGAATCTCTGAGCCGTTGCCAGTTCTTTGACAATTGATTTACGGGGATGAGGGCAAAGTGGCCGAGCCGCCTCACTGTCACTGAGGAGTAAAGCGAGTTCGAGTCTCGTCATTCCCGCCATAGGCCGCATGACCCGACTGGAAGGGCGCTAGTCTCCAAAACTAGTTCTAGTGAGTTCGAATCTCACGCGGCCTGCCATTTTGCGTTCGCTGGAGTCGCAGGGCCGACCGGGGAAAGCCCGGAGCAGGAAAGCAGTCTCCCGATCTGCGACGGGGAACGAGGCGTCGAGGACGCCTACAAAGCGAGCGCGCGAGCGGGCGTGGTATAGCGGCTGGTGCCTTGGGCCTCCAACCCAATGACGCGAGTTCAACTCTCGCCGTCCGCTCCAAATTTTGTGCTGGGATCGTCTAGCGGCCAGGATATTGCGTTGCCAACGCGATGACACGGGTTCGAGTCCCGTTCCCCGCACCAGGTTTCGGTCGGTTGTCCGAGCGGCCAGGTAGATGCCTGCAAAGCATCTGACGGGGGTTCAACTCCCTCACCGACCTCCAGGCCAGCGTAGCTCAACAGGCAGAGCGCCAGATTCGTACCCTGGTGATCGGCGTTCGATCCGTCGCGCTGGCTCCATGTTTGCCGGTGAAGCACATGAGGATGTGCGCTCCCTTGGTAAGGGAGAGGCAGTCAGTTCGAATCTGATCGCTGGCTCCAGTTTTTTAGAAGTGCCGGTGTAGCTCAAAGGCAGAGCGGTCGATCTGTACTCGACAGGTTGCGGGTTCAACTCCACGCCGCCGGCTCCAAGTTTAGTTTTTGAGTGGCCCAACCCAAACGGTGCGGGGCGTGTCTGTGGAACACGTTTTAGAGGGTTCGACTCCCTCGGGTCACCCCAAGTGGGCGAGTGGTGTAAGTGGGAGCATAGACGGTTTGCACCCGTCAGGCGCGGCTTCGAGTGCCGCCTTGTCCACCAGATCTTGCAAGGGCTATCGCGCTAGCTTGCCGGGAAACGCGCGTGATGTAACCCGGCTCCAAAATGTGGGAAGCTGGCGTAGCCGGTGCGCGCGCTGGCCTGAAAAGCCAGAGGATTCCGTTCGACTCGGAGGCTTCTCACCATCGGGGTGTCGGCTAGCGGCGAGGCCACCTGCCTTGGGAGCAGGTACACAAACACCAGAGGTTCGAGTCCTCTCACCCCGACCATTTTTTGACGATGCGCTAATCGCCTGCGGATTGACCGGAAAATGAGCGATCTTCGGGCCACGCACTCCCGTGACCGCTTTTGCGATTGACACCGCGGGGCGCTTCCGCTAGGTTTGAGAGGCGCGGTAGTAGCGTAGGACAATACGGGAGGCTCATAACCTCCAGACGGTGCGTGCAAATCCACCCCGCGCAACCAAAAACTTCGATGTTCGCTCTACACTCATCCCGATTGTCGTTACGACTCAGCATCCTGCTGGGTTATTAGTCCCCACACAATTCAGGCCCATGGCGGAACGGCAGACGCAGCCGCCTCAAGAGCGGTCGCCTTCGGGCATGAGAGTTCAAATCTCTCTGGGCCTACCAAAGTTTCTTTGATCTTTGACAATTCAAACGGAGAGTTGGGCGAGTGGCTTATGCCGCGATCCTGCTAAGATCGAGCGCCCAAGGGCGCCGCGAGTTCGAATCTCGCACTCTCCGCCACGGAGAAGTGGGCGAGTCCGGCTTATGCCAGCAGTCCCGAAAACTGCCACACCTGCGGGTGTCGTGAGTTCAAATCTCACCTTCTCCGCCATTTTGCACAGATGCGTGAGCCCGGCTGAAACGGACCGGCTGTAACCCGGTTTCCCCGAGTGGGACGCGGAGGTTCAAATCCTTCTCTGTGCACCAGTGGGCCCATGGTGTAATCGGCAAACACGGCTGCCTTAGGAGCAGCTTTTGAGGGTTCGAATCCTTCTGGGCCTACCAATTTCTGAGGGGACTGTCATGCACGACATCGACGTAATTGCGCGGCTGCTGGGCAACTTTGACGAAAACGAGTTCGCGCATGGGTGTCGATTCTGCATCCGCTGCGGGACCAAGAATTTGCAGCGCTCGGCGCGGACGACGAACCGCGAGGGCAAACCGCTGCAAGGGCGCGACTATTGGTGCACGCTGTGCGGTTTCAGCTTCAACGTGCGGATGAGCGTGGAGTGGGCGTTGGCGCTGGATCTGTTTCGCGACCATCGCCGCAACCGGACGATGCCTCGCTATCAGGAACAATACGTCGACCCCGAAGTCATGGCGGCGTGGAAGGAAGAATACGAGAAACCGACCGCAGCGACGACCTGGCCGGCGGCCAGCCGGTGGAGTCTGGGTGAGAAGCTGAAAGCGGCTCTGTCCGGCTAGGCCGCCAACAATATTTTAGATTTCCACCGTTTCCACTGTGATCCACAGGGGATCGCCGACTATAGCATGGCCGTGCGCCGGTGGATCAGGCGGCCCGATCTGAGCGTTTGAAACCGCATGCGGGCCCGCTTATCCTCAACAAATGCCAGCCGCCGGCTTTGGAAAACCTGTGGAAGTTTCGGATATCAGCGTTGAGCGCCGGGGGCCGCGCAAGTGTGTTCGCCGCCCCCGCGTGCTCCTCGTGAACGCCAGCCATCCCGCCTACAACCTGGGACTCGAGAAAGCCGCCCGCTGGTGGCAGCGCGTGCATGGCGCCGAGATCTTCCGGGCCTCCGACGTCACCCCGCTGTTTGGCTTCGACGCGGTTTGGATCAGCGCGGTTTTCTCCTGGCACGTCCCGACGCTGATTTCCACGGCGTCGATGGCGCAGGCGTTCGGCCAGCCCGTGGAAGTGGGTGGCCCTGGAACCTTCGGAGTGCGGCAGGCCATTTTCGAGAAGCTGGGGATCTGGCCGCAGAGCACCCCGGACGTCCGCTTCGAACGCGAGCCCGGAGACTACAAGATGGTTTTCTGGTCGCGGGGCTGTCCCGCCAAGAACTGCACCCTGGGCTTCCCTCGCGATGGCAAGCCGCCCATCTGCTCGGTGCCGGAAATGGAAGGCTGGCGCTATACGCTCTACCCCGACGCTTGTCCCGCCCGGCTGATCTCCGACAACAATCTCTCGGCGTTGCCGCGGGCCCATCAAGAGCTGATTGTGGAGCGCACGCTGGCGGCCGGCTTTCCCACGGTGGATGCAAACAGCGGATTCGAGCCGCGGTCGCTGGCTACGCGCTCCTGGGCGATCGAGCTGTGGCGGCGTCTGCCGCTGGTGGCGTGGCGCTTTGCCTATGACGAAGCGGGAGAGCGGGACGCGGTGCTGCAGGTTATCGGGTTGCTGGATGAGGCGGGAATCAGCCGCTCCCGGCTGCACATCTACTGCCTCGCCGGCAACGAGCCTTTGGAACAATGCGAGGCCCGGGTCCACGAAATCAACGAGTGGGGCGCCATTCCCATTGTGCAGGCGCGAACCCCGCTCGATTACATGGAAGGCCCGCTGCCCTGCCTGCACGATTGGACCAGCGAGAAACTCAAGGCATTCCGGCGCTGGGGCAATCGCTTTGGCAAAGGCATGCCGTTTTCCGAGTACCGGCACAACTTCGCGGAAAAGCCCTACCGCGGTGAGGATCTGTTCGCAGGCCCGCAGATGGAAGAGGACCTGGTACCGCAACTGAGGCTGTTCGGATGAGAGGAACGATGGCAGAACGGAATTTCCCCAAGACGGTGCTTATCACCTTCGATCCCAACCGAGATCCTGCGCGGCCGCCGGAGTTTCTGGCCCACCTTAGCGTGAGCGCGGCAATCGAAGACGACGGGCCCACCGTGGTGGCGGAGTATCGCCTGGTGCGCTCCCGGCGTTACCGCAAGAACACGGTCGATGCCGATACCGGCGAAGAGGCCGACTGAGCATGGGCGATCTTCTCCAAGTCGAATACACCTGCCACGGCTGTGGCGTAGGCGAGGGCGAAGGCGGCCGCGCCAAAGTCACGGTGCGCCATCGCCGGGAGAATCAGGACATCGTGGATTGGGTCAACGACTGCGCCCGGCTGGTTTCGATCGATCATCACGGGCGTTCGCCGAATTGTACAGCCGGGAAGTGCGACCTGATGATCCCGGTGAGCAAGGATGCGGAAGGCAACGAATTTCTGGGCTACAATCGCGCGATCGGCGAATAAGCGACCGTTTCATTCCGCCCGGAGGATCCGCGTGAGGTTTCGAGGTTCGAGATATGGAGAAATTCTGGTCTGACGATTTCGACATGGATCTGCTCAAGCTCTTCCCCGATCTGCCGGAGACGCTGGGCGGGACGGCGGAGCGCGCGCTGTGGACGGTGGGGCACGCGACCTATGGGCGCCTGAATCATCCGGCGGTGTGGAATTCCACCGGCGCCCTCGGGGAGCTGGGTGCCTGGGTTTGGACCCGGAAGCCGAACTTGCAGCGTGACCGCCACGGTTGGTTCAACCTGGAAGGCGGCTGCGCTTCGGACGACCCCGAAATCGGATGCACCTGGCTGGAGCTGCTGCGCGACCAGTGGGCGCACCGCTATGGCTTTGTCCTGCTGCCGGCGAAGTCTATCTTCACGCCCGCGCCCCTGGCAGAGTTTGACACGATCATGTACGACCTGCGGGGTTGGCGGAAAGATGCAAAGGCGCTCCCCGCGCGCACCGTGGTGATGGCGTGGATTCTCCGGGCCAACCGGCAACTGGAAGAGGAATGCAGGCGGGCAGCATGATCCGGCCGCTGGCGGAAATCGAAAGGGATACGGTTCTAGCGGCGATCCGCGAAGTAAAAAATATACCGGAGGCGGCGCGGCAATTGGGGATCGGACAGACGACCATCTATCGGAAGTTGCGGGAGTACGGCTATGTGGCGGGAACGAGCGCGAAGTTGGGTCGCGATCTGTTGGACCAGATTTGCCCGCATCTGGAGACGTAAAGGGAAAGAGGCTGGGGTTGACCAAACGATGAGCGAATTCAATTTCTACACGCGGAGCCAATACTATTGCGGGGCCTGCGGAGAACCGCTTCTGCGGATGCGGCGCGTCGACGAGGGCATGGTGTTCATCCATCCCGACACGTCCTGCGAACTCTCGGGCAAGGCGTTCTCTCCCCCGACCGTGCCGCTGGCCGAGATCAAGGGGCGCGTCTCTGACGGACGCTTCGTTCCCGAGGGCGTGCCCGCGCCAGAAATGGTGCGGCACACGTTCGGCGGAGTGGGAGCATGAGGACACTTGCCGAGCTGCAGGCCTGGCGCGATAAGGCAACCGAAATTCTGGGCGATCCCGCCGCGACGTGCGGTGTCGCCTTCTTCCGCTATGTGCGCTCCGGCCCGCTCTTCGACCCTGATTTGATTTTCAGCGACGAGGGCAGCGACTTGCTCTTGCGCTTCGAACGCCGCTCCGCGCCGTTGCGAATCTCGATCTCAAGAGAGGGCCCGAAGATGCTGGCCGGCGAGCTGGTGGAGTTTGGCGTCGACCGCATCGCGCCCGGCCTGTGGGTGCTGAACCCCTCGCTGAATATTCCCGGCGTGCTCCATGCCTTCATCGCTCTCTACGACGTTCCGGATCCGGCTCCGTGGGAAGGCGGCCTGATCCTGCTAACGGGATGATCGTCAAAGACGAGACTCCCGATCCTTTGTCGTCGAACCTGATTGAGTTCACGCGCAAGAAGCGTGAGCCATTGCTGGGGACGGTGCGCGCCGGCTATCAGTCCTGCCGTCATCCCCGAGTGTCGGTGAATGAGGAGAAGCGCATCGTCTCCTGCCGCGACTGCGATGCGGAACTTGATCCCTTTCAGGTGCTTTGGGAGATGGCGGTCCACGAACGCCGGTGGCTGGATGACCTGGAAGCGTGGGAGGCGATGCGGGATTCCCGTCTCTCCGATCGCTACGACGCGGAGTGGCAGCGCCACGTCGATGACATCGTTGAACCTCCGGCCGACCGCCGGCTCCGGGAAATCTGGGAAACCTTTCATGCGGTGCTGGGAGACAAATTCTGCGCCATGTACCATCGCAAGCGGCGGAAACGTCGGGGGCCGGAGTGGTACGGCCGCGACACTCGCGGCAGTTGCGTCTCGCTGCAGTATGCGCGCAGCCTTCTGGTTCCGAAGGTCGTTCCGGTGAAGGCGCAATGAGGCCGGGCGAGAAAAAGCCGATGCCGGCGGGGATCGAGGATCTCGCGGATGTGCTGGTCGCGCGGGTGCGCGAGTACGAGCGCAACTGCCGCTGTCCCAAGTGCCACGGCCACATGGCTTCGGGACGCAGCGGGCCGCTGCAGTGCGTCGATTGCGACTTCTGCCTCGCCAACCTGCGGAAGCTGATGCTGGGCGAGTTGGGCAGCTCGATCTTCTTCCCAGAACGGGAGCGGGGCGGAAGCCAGCCGGTGGCAAGCGAAGATTTTGCTTGCGTGCCGGAACGGATCGGCGGTAATCTGCTGGCCATGAAACCAAAAACCCGCAAGACCAAGCTCGCTGCGAAAGCCGCCGGCTCAAAAACCGCTAAGGCAAAATCGAAGGCCAAGCCGAAGAGCAAGATCGGGAAGGCCGCGCCCGCCCGCAAGGCCCCGAAAGTTACCGCGCGGAAGGCGGTTGGGAAGAAGGCCGCTGGCAAGAAGGCTGTTGCGAAGAAGGCCATTGCCAAGAAGCCCGCGAAAAAGACCGTCGCGAAAGCTCGGCCGCTGGTCAAAGCCGGCCACGCCGCCAGCGATGCGGGACGCATCGGGGTGTTCGTCCGCTTCGAGACTGCCGCCGACAAGGAACTCGCCGCGAAAGCCGCCGACGTAGCCAAGGCCAACAGCTTGAGCGCCTACAGCGCGCATTTCGCGCTGGAAGCGGCCCAGGCCGGCAAGAAGATGGAACTGAAACCGCGCGCCGTTCCTCCGCAAAGCCGGGAAAAGGGCGAAAAGAAGCCGAGCGAGGGATCGTCGGAATATGACCGGCGCAACTTCACCCGCTTCGCCAACCCGACTCAGAAGGGGATTGTGGCGAAGGCGGCGAAGGCTACCGGAGTCAGCTTGAGCGCCTACATCGTCCACTTCACGATGGAGGCGGCGAGGGCCAAGGCGAAGCTGCCGGAGAAAGAACAAGAGCCAGAGACGGCGACCGCCGCCACTGGCACTTAGCATCGCGCAAAGCGCGTTCCGGTGACTCGCAAGCCATCTTGCGGAAAACCGGGAACGCTAGAAAGTCCCCATCGCGCAAAGCGGGCGGTGATCCACTCCGAGAGGAATGGAACTCACCGCCCGTTTATTTATCCCTCGTTTTCGGGAGAGTCATCGTCGCTTTTTCGCGGCTTCCGCTTGCCGCGTTCGCCGCCCTCACTCTGGTCGACGGCGCGGCGGTCCATCTCCTGGTCCTGATCGGAGCGGGCCGTGCTCAAGCGCGCCGCATCGGTGTGGCCGCGGGCCGCCATCTCCCGCTTCATGCGGGCACGGCGGGATTCAGGGGCCGGCTTGAGCTGCAGCAGCGATATTCCGCGCCGCTGGGCCTCGGCGATCAGCCTTTCGGTGCTGACCCCTACCAGCGGGCGGACCGCGCGCGGCGCACGTTTCTTCCATTGGTGCGCGCTGATGGCCTCGGCGCCGGGCGGACAGTCTTCCCGCCACAGCCGCCGAAGCTGGCGGATGGGTATGTAGGCAAGGTTGGGACAGAGATCAGAATGAGCTGCATCCAAACTCAGGGTCGCAAGCCAAGCCTCGAAATTGAGGTTGGACATGAAAACACTCCACAGATGCCCGATTTTCCCAGCCGAAAGGCACTCCCCGGTAGTTACCGAAGTTCTGAGAGCAGGCAACCTGCCTCCGGCGGCCCTCCCCCAGGAGCGCCGGAGGCTGGATGGTCGGAAGGTTAGGCGGCTTGTAGTCGGCGTTGCTCGTCTCTCGCCGATATGAGCGCCTTGTTGCTCAGGTGCTCCGCCACCCAAACCGCCGAGATGAGGGTGACTGGCGTTTTGCCGCCGTCGAACGAGGTGTGATACACGGCGAGAACGTCGGTCTGGCCGGCCACGGGCTCGATGCGCGAGCCTCCGTTGAGGATGCGCTGAATGGTTTCTTTGAGGATGTTGGGATCGGGCGCGGTCAGCTCGCCCGTGAAACCGTTGGGCAATTCCAGCTTGGCGGAGTATTGTTTAACCGGGTTCGTGTTCATGGTGTTTTCAGAGCCTCTTTCCTTTGCGATTTTCAGAATCAGGGCAAAACGACGCGCCCCGCAGCCGACACTCTCCACCAGACCGGGAGGAAGTAACAGGACATCAAACAGGAAAACCCCCCTTGCTGGGCTCTCCGGAAGATTGCCGGCTGCGCGGCGCGGCGCATAGTTAACCCGCTGGATAAGCCAGTAATCCAAGCGGCACGCGTGGGGCGCGCCTCCTTTGTACGCTGCCGGCCATGGCCGGTCTGTTCACTTTTGACCACTCCCACGAACCCGGTGTTGAGGTTGGTGCCATTGATGTTCAGGCCGGAATAGGAGCAAGCTCGGCCTCGGCTTCTGCAACTGCCGAATCCTGCACGTAGCCACCTTCGACGACGTCGGTAGCGGCGCCGGCATCCCGCAGGGCCTGCTGAATAGCCCCGCGCTGCTCAAGCTGTCTCCGGGCGATCCGGGGATCCAATGGCGCGGAACCCCCGGCCTGGTGCAGTATTCCGACAACTACGTCGACCGCTGCCAGTGGAACCTTTCGGAATAATTTTTCAAAAATCCGCGAAAAAATCAAGAGCGGAGAGTGTCCTGGTTTCGGACATAATCCACAGATTGCCGTTGGTGCGTGTGGAAAACCTAGCGCCGCTGAGTTGCGCGGGCAAGCGTTATCAGGCGTCACATCCTGGGAATGCGTATCCGAAGGAGTTCCAGCAGCCCGCGGGAATGGACCAGCACGCGCCGGCTGCGCTGTTGCTGGGCCTGATGCCGCAGATACATTTCGAAGCTCTGCTTGCGGGCCATGCGGCACCAGAGGGCCAGGGCTTCGATGGGGGCGGCGCGCAGGACCTCGACGTGCACGGCCAGCGCCGCCGCCTGGCGGAGCACGCCCGCATCCGCGCGTTCCCCATTGCCGTTTCGCAGCTCGCGGGCGCTGCGCCAGAAATTCACTTCAACCGGGACCAGGTAAGGGGTGGCTCGGGCGGCGTGAGCGTGATGATGGACGGGCAGACCTTCCAGCCGTTCCCAGCGTTGCGCGGTGCTGATCGAGCAATTGAGAAAGGCGGCGATCTCTTTCCATCCACTGATGCGGCAGTCGGTGCCGTTTTCCAAGGTGGGGGAGCCTCACCCAATCCCCGAATATAGCAGCCTCGCCCGCTTTTTAAGTGTCGCCGTTGGTGCGCGGGAGAGGCACGGGATCGGGCAGGGGTTCCTGGTCCGCGACCCGTAGGTAGTGGGAAAACTCAGGCAGCCTGGGACGGACCTCGAAAATCTGGATGGTGTCGTCGGTGAAGCGCAGTTCCACTTCGTCGGGTTCGGTGGTATCGGGGTTGCCCAGGCGCACTTCGGCGCTGGCGATCGTTCGTCCGGCCAGTTCGGGGAATTTGTGAATCAAGGATCACCTCGCGCCTGATCTTTAGCAGAAAAGCCACCTGCTGGCAACGTGTCTTTTGGTCGTAGCTGCTTGTGGAAAACCGATCTTTCAGGGGTACAGCGGAGTGAACCCGGCGTCAAGATAGACGTCCTCGTTCTGCTGATCTTGCTGATCTTCCGCGTCCTGTGGCCGAGGCAGGTCCTCCAGCGTGTCACGAGAGAAACTGTCCCGAGGCTTTTGCTCTGGATGGTGGCCGTGCCAGCCGGCCTGTTGGGCGCGCTTGCGCTGAACCTTGCGAATTTTTCTCTTGCCGAAACCCTTAAAGAGAACGAAGGCCCCCGTGTGCTGACTATTTGGAGCAGGGGCTTCTTCAGCCTTGATGACCTGCTCGCGCCACCACGTATCGCTCAACTTCCGTCCCCTATCCCGCTCTCCGTTGTGTTCAAAAACCGTGCGCTCGTGAGAGTACGGAATCTCCCAACCCGGCATCGAAGTGAACAGGGGGATCGGGATGTCGCCCGTGCCGTAGACATCGCCGCGATCGAGCGCCCGCCATTCCATCGACCACTTGAACTCGAAAAAATGCTCGTGATAGCGGCACTTGGCGCTGCCGTCCGCATGTGGGAAGGGACAGGCTTTCTCGGAACACTTCGCGCGGCGGGGTAACGCGAGAAACTCCAGATCGGCCGCGCTCAGGGGCTGCCCATAGGTCTTATGCTGGAACTTCCGCATGTGGCGGCGCAGAGTCTCAACATTGGGCCGGTAGACCCGGCGCGAGAAGATCGCTGCTCTCAGCTCGGGGAAATTGTGGATGGTAGTGCGCTTCATGTGCTCGGCATCGGAAACCAGCTCCAGATTCGAGAGGGCGCAGTTTCCGTGATCGCGGTCCTTCCACCAGATACGGCAGTCGGCTGGAACGGGACCGTGGGCCTGCTCCCAGACCAGCTTGTGAACCCACTCCCAGCCGTCGTTGGGCTTCGGGGCCGGCTTCCCGGTTTTGAGCATGAGGTAGCCCATGGAATTAAACCGGAAGCTCCACAGCGGCATCTCGTTGTGCGGGCGCTGGCCTTTGCGGAACTGCGTCTCGCGCATGCGGCCGCGAAAATATCCGGGACGCCGGAGGCCTTTGTTCTGCGAGACATGGCCTTTTTGGAAGCGGCGGGCAGCGCCCCGCGTGTCTCCCGGCCGCGTGCGTCCGGAGTCTGGGCCGTCGAGGAAGATCTGGCTCTTGTGCAGCCCGAGCTGGTGGGCGCGCCGGTAGAGCGCAAACACGGTGCATCCCAGGCGCCGCGCGAGGATGTCGTTGCGAAGGTGCGGATAGAAGGCGCGAAGCATCCACGCATCGGCGGCGGTCCACTCCTTGCGCTGCTTCGCCTTCATAAGGCGGAGCACCAGGGCGCGGCTCTTTACGGCATGCGCCGAACGCCCGAACTGCGGGGCGATATCGCGCGTCATAGCGAACGGGTAGACTTCGCGCAAACGCGCTTCCTCCTCGGCCGACCAGGGCGTGCCTTTGCCCTTCATGCTCACAGCTCTCTCCTGAGTTTGAGATCGCACAACTCCTGCAGCCGGCGCAAAGCGGCCGCATTGCAGGGATGGCGGAGTTTGCGAAGCGCGTTCTGATACAGCATCCACGCGCCGCCGCGCGTGATGCCCAGAGCGCGGCCGATTTCCTCGAAGGACGCGGCGGCTCCGTCGTGCGGCGAACGCCCGGCGGTGTCTTCGGCGAAATGCTTCACGCGGTTGCCTCTTCCGTGCTGACGGGATGGCCGATCACTGACGGCGGCCCGCTGGTCTTTGCGCTGCGGCCTTTGAGGAACGCCTCCGCCAGCTTCTTCACATGATTGGGATCGAGCTGTAGCTCCTCGATCATCTCCGCGTCGGGATCGCGGATGCCGGTGAGCTGTTGCGCCTTGACGCCGGCGACGTCGGCGACGGTGGGGTCGCTGCCTTCTTCCGCGACCAGGAAGTACAGGAAAACCGGCCAGAGCTGGCCATCGCGGTCGAGGCGGCCGCCGAACTGCTCGTGCACCGCCGGACACCAATCCAGCTCCGCCACCACTCCCAGGGAACACGCTCGCTGGATGCCGTCGGTCCCGGCGCCGGCGCGCAGCGACATCAGCATCACGCGCGATTTCCCGCTAATAAATTCGCCCAGGTTCCGCGCCTTCTGGGACGGAGTCTCGCTGCCGGTGTACATGGTGGGATGGAACTCGGCCAGCAGTTGCATGAGGATGTCGTAGACCCGGCGATGCCAGCAGGCGACCAGCACCTTTTCGTCCTCGTCCCCGGTTTCGAGCAGCATGCGCACAAACGCCGCCACATAGGGCGCTTTGGCGATGCCGGTGGCCTGGCGCAGCCGCATGTCAAATTCGCCCGCAGCCTGCATCTTCCGTCCCTTGCGGCTTTCTCCGGCCGCCAGGATGGTGCGGGCGAGGTCCGCACACGACACGGTTTCGCGTTCCAGAAGATCGGAATCGGTTTCGATGGTTTCGACGATGCTCTGCGCCGGCGGCAACTCAATCTTGAGTTCCTTGCGGGTGCGCCGGAGAAAGGTCCCGGAGCGTCGCAGGTAGCTGCCCAGCGCCCTCGGCTGCTTCACCACTTCGCCGCGGCCGCCGCACCATTCCGTCGAAAATTCTTCGCGGCTGCCCAGCACTTCGTCGTCGATGCACTGGTAGACGTTCCACATCTCGATCCCGTAGTTGTGCATGGGGGTGTGGCTGGCGCCCATGCGGAACTCGACCGCATCGGCAATCGTCTTGGCCGCGAAATATTTGTTGGTGCCGGGATGGCGAAGCTCCTGGCATTCATCCCAGACCACGCTTTTCAGCAGGGGAGCGAGCGTTCCCGCCCAGCCGGTCAGCTTCTCATAGTTGGTGATGATCACCTGGGGCAGTCCGTCGCCTCGCAGGCAGACCAAGCGGTCGCCGCGGATGACGTGGAAGCGGCCGGTGAGATCGTACGGCGTTCCTTTTTGCAGGATGTGGACGTTCAAATGGGGTGCGAATCGCCTGAAAAACTTTAGAAACTGCCGGGTGAGATGGGGATAGCACACGATCAACGCGGGCTGCAGGCGGGGATCCACGATGCCGGTAATGGCGGTGATGCTTTTGCCGCTGCCCAGATCGTCGGCCAGAAGCAGTCCGCCGCTCACCTTCCATAATTCGGCGGCGGTGATCTGATACGGGCGCGGCGGCTCGGCCATCGGGTAGGCGATGGCGTCCACGATCCCGGCCAGCATGCGCGCGACCAGCGCCTCTTTCTCGCGATGCTCGCGCGATCGCTTCTTGAGACGCCGCCTTACCGCGTCCTCGACCTGGTGGGGATAGCGTTCGAGAAACCATTCGATCTCGCGGGCGTTCTCCGGAGTGTCGGAGAGCTGGAGCCAGCCCTGCCGTTGCGGAGAGATTTTGGGGAAGATGCGCTTGAGGCGCAGCGCGACGTGGGGCTGAGTGGAAATCATCCACCCCAGCGCAGGCACAAAAGCGATTTTGCCGAAGCTGGAGATGGTCGCGGGCGTCATAGCCCTAGGCCTCCGATCAGGGCGACGGCCAGGGCTTTGCCATTCAGGGAATCGGGCATCTGCGCCGCCTGCAGCCGGCGGGTGGTAACCAGCACCAGCCCGGCGATGAATTCGTGTCCCGCGTAGCGTTCGAGCTGGCGGAGGACCTCCGCCGTGCGGCCCTTGATTTTGATTTCAATGGCGATGCTGGAATCGGTCAGCAGGAAGTCGAGGCGATCCCGCGCGGTCAACCGGAATTCCCGCTGGTAGGCGATGCGGCCGCGGTCCAGAATTTCGGCGATGGCCAGCTGCACATCGCCCTCGTCGGCAAAGCGGATGCGGAAGCCGCCCAGCAGGCCGGCGACGGAAGCTGGCGTTAGCGCGGGACGGGCCATGGTGCTCATGTTTGCCTCCGTCTGAGATTGCCGTCGCGGTCCATCTCCATCGAACCGAGCGGATAGAATTCCTGCGGAAATCGCCCGTGCCACTTGCCGGTAAAACACGCGCTGCAATACTCGCCGTTGGGATCGAGCCCCTTCTTGACGAGTTCTTCCGGCGCGATCCTGTGGGCGAGATAGCCGCCCTCGGATAGCGCCGTGTTCTCGCGCCCGCCGCACTTGGAACACTGAAACAGACTCACGCTGCTGCCTCCGCCGCTTTGTCGAGAAAATGTCTGGGGCGTCCGCGTTCGCGCATCGCCTCTAAATGATTGGCCTGGTCGTTGGTCAGCAGATCCATGAACCAAAGCTGGTGCGGACCTGCTCATCCATCGCCGGCGTCCAGTGGGCTTCCGCCGGCATTTTGGAGTGCTGCATTTCTTCATGCTCGAATCCCTAGCACGCCACGCTCCTCTGGCGCCTCGTCCTCGGCACGAAGGTGCGGTCGCTCCGCATCTGGCGGTCGAGATTGATTTTCCCGATGAGCCGGAACTTCACCGTGAACCGGCGCTCCTTGCCACGCGGCTTACCTATGCGCTCCACACGCAGCAGACGGCGCTTTTCGTAGAACAGATCGCCGCGCTGCAGCTTCTCGCCCTCGGTTTTGACTTCGACTTCGAAGATCATGCCGCCTTGACCTTCCTCCGCAGATAGTCCACCGCGTCCTGCACGGTGACGATTCTTTCCGCGTCCTCGTCGCCGATGATGATCTCGAATTTTTCCTCGAACTCCATCACCAGCTCCACGGTGTCGAGCGAGTCCGCACCCAGGTCGTCCACGAATTTTGCGGTTGGCGTTACGTCTGATTCGTCAACCCCGAGTTGCTGCACGATGATCTCGCGCACTTTGTCGAAGAGTGTGTCTTTGCTGCTCATGCCGCTACCGCCTTTCTTTTTTTCTGTCGTTGCAGCCGGATCACTTCGTGACCGGGATAGGGTTTGGGGAACTCGCGCCACTCGCGGCCGTCGAGCACGGCGCCGGAGTGCTTCTTGCCCACGCGGAGCATGTAAGCGCCGCCCTTCTCGCGCCAGCCCGGATCGAGCATGCCCTTTCCGCCGCCAGGATGCTCTCGCTCCTGATAACTTCCCCACTCGCCCCACTGCTTGAAAAAGAAGGGGACGCCGGCAGCAACACACTGATCGCGCAGCGATCGCACCCAATCGGGGTGCATGGGACGCGCGCCCCGGCCGCTTTCCCCTCCGGCAATTGCCCAGCCAATCCCCTGCAAATTGACTTCGCCCAGATCCTCGAGCAGCGGTTCGAAGCTCACCATGCGGACGGCCGCCGGCGCTTCGCGCAAGCGATCGAGACGGTAGAGATAGCGCCGGCTTTCGACCGAGACTCCGGGCCAGAAGTTGGGCAGCGGCCAGCGCCACACTTCGGCGGGACCCCCGTAGGAGCTGGCCTGGGGCATGCGCGGTGCCAGAGATTTCAGGGCAAAGCTCTGGAAATATTCCAGCATGCGGTCGGCGCGCTTGGTCAGTGCCTGATAGGTGATCCTTCGCGTGCACGCGACGGTGTACAGAACACTGGCAATGAAAGAGAAGGGCACGTCCTCGTGGAAGAGATCGGCCATGGAGTTGATGAAGCACAGGCGGGGCGCGCGCCAGTGGAGCGGAATCTCCAGGCGGTCAGGCCAGCATTGCACCTGCTCGAAGGGCACGGAATACTGCGCCGGCATTTTCTTCCCGTTGAGCCACGCCTTATGCCGCATGTCGTGTAGCGCCTTGGCATAGCAGCGAGTGCAGCCGGGCGAGATCTTGTCGCATCCCGTGACCGGGTTCCAGGTTTCGTCGGTCCACTCAATCGTTGTGCTCATGCTTGGCCTCGTCTTCCGGATTTCTGGGATGCACATAGCCCCAATTCATGCCCAGCGGAGTGATATCGAATTCCTCGCGCAGCCGCGGCCACGCTTCGTTCGTCCAGTGGCACATCACCTGCGCGCGGTAGGGATTCGGACCGCCTTCGCCGATGGTTCCCTGACAGCTCGCGTCCGTACGCACGCCCGGAATGGTGTTGAGATAGACCACCAGGTCCGCGATGCCGAGATCGGCGTCGACCCAAACCTGCACTGGACGGGTTTTGTGGGGCAGGCTCACCGCTTCGCCTCCACGCCGTCTTTGCGCGCCTTGGTAGGTTCGCACCAGCTCACCCCCGCTGTACATGTAGACCGTTGCCATGATCTTCTCCTGAAAGCTCCTCTCCTGAAAGCCACTCTTCCTCGCCCTTCTTCGGCTTCGCCGGTGGCTGCGGCTTTGCAACCGGCGCGGGCAGCACGTCCAGTTTGCCCGGCGCCATGACCACGGCCGCTTCGGGATGCGGCGCCGAGAACATCGCGCCCAGCTCCCAAGTCGGAACCTGCGCCAGGTACGCATCGTCCAACCGGCGCGGATCGCACTCCACGAAGGGCTGCAATTTTGTCCGGCCATTTGTCCGGGATTTTGTCGCCGCCTTTGGCGCGGGCCTCGTCAGTCCCGCCAGTTTTCGAACTGGCAGATCGGTAATCACTGGCGGGTTGGTGCTGCTGCGTTTCATGCGCTCTTCGCGGGATGATTCTTCGCCCGCAGCTGCTTCTGCTGATTTTCCTCGAACGCCTGATAGACCGTTTTGCCGTCCGCTTGTACGGCGTAGGGCAGGAATACTTCGGCGAGCTGGGCTGCGCCCGCTTCGACAATCGCCATCTGTGCCGCCACCCAATCCTTCAAAATGCGCCACGCCACTTTGCGGGGCTGATCCACCGAGCGCCCGCCTTTCTGATGGGAACGGGCAGCCACGCCCTGCCGCTCCATCGCCGCGCCGACGCCTTCGACGTTCGCTGGCAGCCGGAAGTGAATCATCTGGCCGGCCACGGGGAAATTGAAGCCCACGCCCTCGGCCTTGCCCGTGCCGTCGTAATCCACCTGCACGCTGCGCGCTCCGTGCGAGGCCAGCATGGAACTGATCTCGCCGATGGTGCGGTCTACGCCGACTTCCGTGGTGTAGTTCTTAATGGGCACGCTTATGCCTCCTGCTTCTCCGGCACCGTCGCCTCTGCTTTCTCAGGCTGGGGTGGTTTCGCCAGCTCCGCCTCGCGCTCCATGACGCGGCGCCCGGCATCGATCTGGCGCTGCCGGATTTCCTCGTCGGTCAACGTGTGGCCGGCTTCGCTCTCCATGCGCGCGCGGATAAAGTCGTGCTCTCGTTTTCTGCGTTCTGCCCGCTCCGCGTCACTCAGCGGCGAAGGTTTGGGTTTGGGTGGATCAGCCTTTAGTTCCTCGGGGAGAGAGCCCGCCATCTGCATCCTGGCCAGCATGCCGGTTATGCCCGGAACATTCGCCAGCTTCGCTAGAGGATCGATCTCCCGATAAGCGACCTCGCCGGTCAGCAGCCCTTTCGCTTCTGCCGCCGGCAGCATGTGCGCGAAGTCATTACGCCGTTCGCCGGGGACAAACTGGATCGCGGCGTCCAGGCTGATGCGTTTCTCCTGCACGGCCGCGGCCAGCGCCGACAAGCGCTGCTCAACGTCGAAGCCGGCGCTGATCGTCCATTCCACAGGCCTGCCCTGGGAGCGCGCTTGCGCCAGTTCTTTTTCGTAGCGTTCCTTGAAAGCCATGCGCGCGCCGATCTGGTCACCCTCCAAAAGCAAACTACGGCACGCGAAGTAGGCGGCGCGTTCTTCCTCGCGCCACACGATTGTGTCGTCCTCCATGCGATCGCCCTTGGGCATTCTGGCCCACGCTTCCTCCGGGCCCGGGCGTCCATCCGCGTGTGGCCCGGCGCCGGCCATCTTGCGGATATAGCTTACCGGCGGAAGCTTGGGATACTCGTATTCGCGCCGCACTTTTACGAACGCCAGGGCCAGCGCGTCGCGGGGAATGTCGGCAAGATCCTCGGCACAGGTTTCCAGGCGTTCGGTGGTCACAGCATCGCCGAGAGAGATGGCGACCAGAGTCAATTGTTCAACGATCCAAATCTTGAAACTCGACTGCATTTTGCAACTCGCCCGCTCTTCATCCTCCACCGTGTCGCCGACGGATGTTTGCTTTGGCCTGCTCGCAGGCATCGAGCGCTCGTTCGGCCTGAGTAAGTTTTCTTCCATTTCCACTGCCTCCCTGACGCCACTTCGTGTCTTCGAAATACCACTTGTTGATGGCCACGCCCCGGCGCTGGTCGTCGAGCGCGGCGTGTGCGATCGCTCGCGCCGTCTCCTCGATGTCACGACCGGAGAATTTGGCTTCCGCCACGATGCCGGCTTCGACTCTGCTTTGATTCCCCGTAGTGATGGGCATGCCGATCATCTCCATCACGCGCACTGCTGCCTGTTGCAACTTCGGAATCTCGATCTCGGGCACTTGGTCCTCCTGGGCTGGAATTTCGTCGGGCGCGGTATTCTTTCCCTTGGGATCTTTGGCTTGCTCTAGACCTTTCCCTTCTTCCTTATTGCCCCCCCCGATTTTGTCGCACGGCTCCGGTTGATTTTGTCGCACGGCTCCGGCTGATTTTGTCGCACGGCTCGAGGTTGCAGAGGGAAGCTCGAAGAGGAAAACGTATTGCGCCTCGCGGAAACGCTGGCTGGAAACCGCCCGCGGCTGCTGGCGTTTGATAGCGCCCCAAGCCACCAGTTGGTCGACCGCCCGGTCGACAGTCCGCACGCTGCGGCCGCAGTAGCTGGCAATCGCCTTACGCTCCGGCCAGCAGTTCCCGGTGCGGCGATTGCGGTGGGCCAGCAGGCAGGACATCACAGCCGTGTGCAGCGGCTTCCAAGCGGAGCCGTGCTGGGCGGCGAGACGCGCGATCACCTTCACTTCCAGAGCACCGAGCATTTTGTCCAGGAGAGCCGGGAGCCAGTACTGGCTTTTTCCGACCGGGGCAGGAATATCAGTTTGTCAAGCTTTGGGGAAGAGGCAGAAGCGGTTCCTGGTGGAGATGCTGTTGGAAAAAGAAAAAAGCTGTGGATTGCCGGGGAAAACCAGTTTCCAATCGAGGCAAAATGGGCCGAATCCCGCTGCGGGCGATCTTTCATTGCGTCGGTCCGGGCAAGCCACTACTGGGTTTTCCTCACCGGATCACAGGTGTGCACAGCAAATAGCGGGAATCAGAATGTCGCGGCTGTGCTAGAGTGCGTCCACTGTGCCCGATCTCAAGATAGCATCCTTGGCGGCGATTCTCTCGGCGCGCTTCCTCTCTCGGGGCGCGGCCCGAAGAATCTCCAGCGCGCCTCCACACCGCCAGCGCGCCATCGCGTCGACCGGCTGCTCGAGGCGGAGGCGGAATGGTGCTTGCGGGCCGAGACCGGCGAACTGCTGGATTGGTGGTACGGCGACGGCAGAGGCGCGCACAGCCACAACTGAGCGGGGACTCTCGACAGTTTCTATGGCGTGGTGGCTGGCGCCGCCTTGCGCTTTCTGGCCTTCTTCCTCGGGCGTCCGCCTTTCCGTCCCCAGCGCGCGAGTTGCTCGTGAGTATATTTGATGGCGGTGGCGGCGCCGCCTTTAGAGGCGATGCAGCGCGGGCATACCAGGAGAGTGAGGGGATGGATGGGACAGCAGATCTCTTCTTCGGCCTCGGCGCCCTGCAAGACTTCCCACACGGCGCGCAACAATTGCACGCCGTCCGGCTTGGCTAGAAGATGGGCTAGTGTCGGGAAACGGTCTACTACCGCGGTTTGAAAAGAGGCACGCCAGACCTCGAAAGTTTCGCTGGCGGCCGGCTTCTCGCGGCCCATGGAGCTCGCCCCCCTTCCCGGGAATAAAAAACAGCTCCCGTGGTACAGAAGGCCCCAGGGATCGTCGTTGCTCTTATATACCACATTCGGTGATCCTAGAAGCCAGCCGGAGGCTTGTTATTTTACGTTCCATTTTCCGGAAAGGCGCGGCGGGCACGTCTCGTCCTCTGCCGAGATTTCGGCACGGTGCCGACGAATCGGCACTTTGGCGAGAAGGGAACTCCTTGAAAAGGGGAATTATATACATGAGTCGCTAACCCTTTCAGAACAAAACGACTAAAGTTCTTGACAAAATGCAGCGAGTTATCTACTATATAGGAAGTTGAGGAGAACGAAATGGCTGAGATAACTGGGTATATCCACTGCACCGGATGCGGATTGTTAATCGAGAGGGATCGAGGTATCACCTGCCACCCCCAATGCAAATCGGAGACCGCGAGACGGGAAGATGATGATCTGACCCTAATCCTAACTCCGAAACTTTGCCCACATCCAAGGTGCGAAGAATTGCTTGATGGTAATGGCTTGATCTACTGGTGCGGGTCAGGGCATATCTTCGATGCTGAACCATTGCATTCATCAGGCGGTCATTCCTCTGTGGAAGCTGGTTGGTTGATAGAAAAACGCCCTGCTTTGTATGGTGGCGCCCCGCAATGGCTGATAGCGAGTTGGACTTTTGAATGGACAACGGATTCTGCAAAGGCCATCCGGTTTTGCCGACGCGAAGATGCAGAACAGATTGCTTCCATGCTGGAATCGGAGGAAGTGAGCATTACGGAACACCAGTGGGGAAGTTAAGTTATGAGCAAATCTACAATCAGCACCTTTCAACTTTTCGAGATGTTCCCGACCCCTGAGTCGGCACGGCTCTATCTCGAATCGCGGATTTGGCCCGATGGTCCGTTCTGCCCTGAATGTAAGAACCGTGAGCGCATCGGCAAGCAACCCAAGGTTGGCTTCTATCGCTGCAATGCCTGTTCTCTCGATTTCACGATCCGTACAGGGACGATCTTCGAGCGCAGCCATATTCCGTTGCACAAATGGCTCTATGCCATGTACCTGCTCGTAACCGCACGCAAGGGCATCTCCAGCTTGCAATTGGGGAAAGAGATCGGTGTTACCCAGAAGTCGGCATGGTTCATGCTCCAACGTCTCCGCGAGGCGTGCGGCTCTGGCGATGACCTTGACAAGTTGCGCGGCATCGTCGAAGTAGACGAATGCTTCATCGGTGGAAAAGAGCGCAACAAGCACGAACACAAAAAACTCAAGGCCGGACGTGGAAGCGTCGGGAAGACGGCTGTCGTAGGACTCAGGGAGCGCGGCGGACGCACCGTAGCGATGCCGATTGAGGCTACCGACATGGCCGCGCTGCAATCGGCTGTCCATGCCAACGTCGAAGTAGGTTCCACGATCTTTACGGACGAAGCGACCGGATACGTCGGCCTTGACGGTCTGTTCTTTCGGCACGAAGCGATCAATCACACGGCTGGAATCTACTCCGAGAACGGCGTTAGCACGAACAGCATTGAATCCGTTTGGGCCGTACTCAAGCGCGGAGTGTATGGCGTTTACCATCAGGTTTCCAAGAAGCATCTGCACCGCTACGTGGATGAGTTTACGTTCCGCCTGAACGTCGGCAATGTGAGCCGTCACACTCTGGAGCGGCTGGATTCGTTCGTAGTCGCGGTAGTCGGAAAGCATCTCACCTACAAGGAACTGACAGCATGAAAACTCCCCCAGAGCTAGATCGAATCGCGGACAAAGTTCTCTCGTATCGTCCGAAACCCAAGACCAAAGCGGCCAAGCGCCGGAAGCGGAGAGATCAGTATGCAAAGCGTCGAAGGAGCGAGTCATCTATATAATTCCCTTGAAAAGATTAGGGACGGGCTGGCGGCGAGATCGACAGCATCCAGATTGTCTTGTTACGAAATCCGAAAAAAGGGCCAAGCCAGCGGGTGCGTTTTTGACCTAGCCAGCCGGTGCCTTTCGGCTGGAAAATGGACGAAAGCCAGCGGCTAGGTTGGGGGCAGGCGTGTGCGCCGAAAGCCACCTGTGGCTAGATCGCGCTGTGGAAACTGCAGCACCTTCCTGGCAAAGGCTTTAGGGGAGATTCACAGCGGCGAACGATCCTCGATTTCCACAACTTATTCACTCCGACATACGCTAGATTTGCACGATTCGCAGACTCGGCTATTTCCGCGATTGACAGACTTTTGTGCGAGGGCGTAAAGTGAGCCGCATCTGATCCTCGAGCTGTTCCGCTCACTGGGAAGTCAGAAAAGAACAATCTGAGTGGCCGTGGTCGGCACGCCTAGGGTGACCACCCAAACTCTTTTGGAACAGGAGCCACGAGTATGCCCAGCCTCGCGGCTGAGCGCAAGACAGCGCCAGCATCGAACGTCCCGTCCCCGCCACCTCTCACCATCAGCGAGATCGCCGTACAATGGAACGTGAGTTATGACACGGTCCGGCGCCAGTTCCTCAACGAGCCGGGCGTGCTGCACTTCGGCGAAAGCAGCCGTCTGCTGCGCGGCCGCAAACAAAAATACAAGCGCGGTTACCAGGTGTTGCGCATTCCGCACGCGGTCTTTCTGCGCGTGCAGGCCCGCCTGATGCGGTATGCGCCGGAGTCCGCCTTCGTGGCCCCGGCCGCTCCCGCGGAAAGGATGGCTGCCTCGTGAGCGCGGCCCTGGCCAGCAAACTGATGGATCCGGCGGAAAGAAAACGGCCCTCGGCCCCGGTGCGGCGGAGAATGCTGAAAACCCGCGAAGCGGCGGAATACCTGGGAATCAGCGCGTGGACGATCCGCGATCTCGCGAAAACCGGCAAGCTGCCGTACCTGCAGAATGGGGACGGCTGGCTCACCTTCGATCTCCGCGATCTTGACGCCTACGTGGACCGCAACAAGCGCGTCGGGACCTGAGACGGGAATCGAAGGGACGTAGCGCGCGTAGTTCATCGTAGCTTATGCGGGTGATCTCGTTTACACTGGGCGCGGCTCGGCGGGATCGTCTGTCTCCGGGCCTATTCCGAGAGCAAGGAGCGCCAGACGTGCCAGTGCAAAAGCAGCAGGAAAAGCAACGCAGGCGTAAAGGCGAGGGTTCGGTGTACCGCAAGGCTTCCTCGCCCTTCTGGATTTTGCAGTTCGTCCATCAAGGGCGCGCCTACATCGAGTCGAGCGAGACCACGGATGAGCACAAAGCGTACGGCAAGCTCGAAGAGTTGAAAGCGCGGGTGCGCGGCGGGGTGGCGGGAACGCCCCAGACGCGGCAGGTACGGATCAACGATTTGTTTCTGTTGGTGAAAGAGGACTGGCATCGCATGGGACGCGCGTCGATCGAAAACGGAGTGCAGCGCTGGGAACGCAATCTGGCGCCCTTCTTCGGTCCCATGCGGGCGCAGGATGTGTCGAACGACATGGTGCTGCGCTACGTGCGCAAGCGCGAGGCGGAACACGTCGAGGGCGCGACCATCGGGCGCGAGCTGAACATCCTGCGGCGCTGCTTCAAGCTGGGCACGCGGGGCAACCCGCCGCTGATTCGCACCATGCCCTACTTCCCGAGCTTCGCCGACAACAAGCGCGAAGGCTTCATGGAGACGGGCTTCCACGATGCGTTTGCGGCGGCCTGCCGCACGGTGCGGCGGGGCGGGGCCTGGCTCGAAGGCGTGTTTGAAGTGGCGTACACCTACGGCTGGCGTCACAGCGAAGTGGTGAAGCTGGTGGTTTCGCAGGTGCGCTTCATCAGCCCGCACGAGGGGCTGATCCGGCTGCCGGGGGACAAGAGCAAGAACCGCGAAGCCCGCGACGTTCCCTTTCACAGCAAGTGGTGTCCGCGGCTGGTCGAGATCCTGCGCGAGGCGGTGCGGGGCAAGGGTCCGGAGGATCGCCTGTTCACGCGAGGCAAAGAGGCGGACCGGGAAGTGAAGCGCTTCGATAAATTGTGGCGGCTGGTGACGGCGATGGCGGGCATGACGCAACGCCTGCTGGTGCACGATCTGCGCCGCACCGCGACCCGCAACATGCTGGAAGCCGGGATGACCCGAGAGGACATCAAGGTCATCTGCGGCTGGAAGACCGACTCGATGTTCAACCGCTATGCGCTGCGCAACCCGGAGCGGCTCAAGCGGGAGATGCACAAGCTGGGCGAATACCGGGAGCAGGAACGCAAGGGACGCGCGGATGTGGTAAAACAGGAGAAGATGCAGGGTTTGGCGGGGAAACATAAGCTACGAATAAGCTACGATCCCCGAAAAACTCCGCAGCGAGCGACGGCGATGTCGCCCCGGCTGGCTCCTGTAAGACATAAACAAATCAGGGGGTTAGCAGGGAAATGAAGGCAATGTGGGCGCGTAGCTCAGTTGGTAGAGCAATGCCCTTTTAAGGGAAGTACCCTCTTGCTGGCATGGCCTGTTTTCTTGTGTTTGCAACGACTTAGAAACCCCCTGACAGACGGAACGTGAGTGGATTTAGGGTCTTTTTGGATCACATAAGCTACGAATAAGCTACGATTTCCAAAAGGAGCCACTTCCCCTCGGGCGTTCGCTGAGGGTGGTTTCTCATGGCTGCTGAGGCTCCCAGCGCCTGCAAATTCTGCGCGTGTACCGAACGCCGGGCCTGCCGGCTGATCGAAGTCCAGATCTCCCCGGACCTCGACCCGCTCATCCTTCCCCCTGGCCGCACCGACGCCCTGGTGACGGCTCCCCCCTTCTGCCGCATCGTTCCCTGCCAGTGGATCCAGCCTGACGTCTGCTCGAACCCTCTGTGTGTTGAAAAGGCTTATCTCGAGGCCCGCGAACTCGCCGAGGAGCTGACTATTCGGCAGCAGATTCGTGGCAATTTGGTTGATCCCGCCATGCTCGATCAAGCGATCGACTGGTTTGTCAATCACGGAACGGAGTACCCATGAAAAGCTCCCGCAACGGCAGCAACGGCCACGGCGCGCGCGTTGATGTCCACGATGCCGCGGCCCACTATCAGCTCGCTCGCACCTTCACCGAGATCAGCCAGACCGTGGTGTCGAGCGTGGTATCGACGCCCTGCCGCCTGATCGATGTGCTCGAACACCGCGACGAGGGCAATCTCGTCACCCCTGCGCGAAACCGAGTTCCATGGCAGCTCAGCCGGCGGGGTGAGCGTGCAGCATCTTCGCTTGCGCCTCCACGAGCTGGAGCGGCTGCATACCGTCATCGGCGCGATCCTGCGGGAGCGCACTTCCGCGGATGCGGCGGATGCGGCGCCTGAGAAGAAGCCAGCGCCAGAAAGGAGGCCAGCCGCATGAGCGTCGTGATCTATGCGGACTATGACGACATGGGGCACAAGCACAAATGCCCTAACGACGGCGTGGTCTGGGCTCACAGCTCGCTCGATGAGGAGCGCACGCACATCTGCACCGTCTGCGGCATGGCTACCTTCGAAATTTATTCCGGCCCCGATCCGGTGACGCCCCCCGAAGCCATCGCCGCGATGCGGCTGGCGAGATCACAGGTCATGGGTGCGGCGGTGCCGGCATGACGACTGCCCTGAGCGTGGCGCTAGCGATCACTGTGCCGTTTGCCATCTATGCCGTGTGGCGCTGGCACCCGCGGGTTTACCTGGTGCGCGGTCCCTCCGTCGAACCGCGGTGGCCTGACCCGGAGCCGCAACCCATCAAGGTTCTGCTGGAGCCTTGCCTGAGCTGCGGGCACAGCAAGCCTCCCGACGCCGCGTGCCCGCACTGCGGCTTTTGCGGCATGGTCTTTGCCGATCCTCAAAACTTTTTCTCTCACCCCCCCCAGAGCGGCCGCCTTGTGAACGAGGGGATGCCGGCCGGTGCGAACGAAGCCAAGGATAGTTCGCGGCGCGAGGCTGCCTCATGAGCGCGGCGGAGAGAGCGCAGGCCTGGATGGAGTTCATGGCCACGGAATGTTGCATCTGCCAGGGCGCCAAGCCGCCCAAAAACGGCTTCTGCCGGGGCTGCTATCACGCCCTCCCGAAGCCCATGCAGCGTGCGCTCTGGCAGCGTTTTGGTGAGGGGTACGAGGAAGCGCATGCGGCCGCGCGGGAGTGGCTGCAGAAACGCGCCAGCGCGCGTGCCGGCGGGCCGGTCCAGCAGATCCTACCGGGTGCGGGAAAGGCTGCTTCATGAGCGGCAAACCGTACTTCAAGAAGCTGGAACACGGCGTCGTCGTAAACGGCCGCTTCAAAGCGGGGCGCAACGACTTGACGGACTTCCCGCGGGTGGCGCGAGAGATGATCTTCCGCGCCTGCGATCTGGAAGCGCGCTTCGACCTGATCGACGCGGCCGAGCGGGAGTATGACCTGGACAACAAGGAAGGCGCTTGCACGCTCTTCCATGCCGAAATGTATCTGAAAGATCGGCGCGCCTACGAGCTGAGCCCGCCGCCGTTCAAGACCGCGATGCCGGTGGAATTCCTCTTCCCCGCCGAGACGGAGGCGATCCAGTGAGCCGACATCGCGCCTCCGGTGTGCGCCGCCGGCTTCATCTCGCGCTGACTGAGCCGACCATCGCCTATCTCACGGGCTGGCGCGATGAGAGTGACGGTTTCAAGAACAATCGAACGCTGGGCATTGGGGAAGCGATCGAGGAGCTGGTCGCCTTCGCAAGATCCCGCAACCTGCAATTCCGGGAGCCGGGTGTGGTGACCATCGGCCCCGTGCCGCCACGGAGCCACGGAGAGGCAATCCAGCAACCCGCGAGGGGAGCTGCGTTAGTTGGAAAGGGCGCCCGCGCCCAGGGCACGGGCGATCCGTTATCCCGAGAGTCCGGACGCGACTTCTCTGTGGCTCCGCGGCCGCATGGCGGGGCCAATGTTGTTTGACTGGCAGTTAACTTTGATCGAAGAGAGGAGACGGGCAATGACGACGGGAGTTATGTCGCGCTCGGAACAAGTTCCGGGCGAGCGACTGGTGGTGAATCTGGTGAACGGGCCGCGCGCCAAAGTGGACCTGATCGAATTCCGCGGGGCCAAAGAGGACGAGCGGTATTTCTTCATACGCAAGATGGTCTTCAAAGCGCCAGGCAACGTGGACGGTTTCGAGATCAAGCTGAGTCTTGAAGTAGCGGCGCTGCTGCGCGTGTCGCTGAAAAAGGAATTGGAAGGGGACGGCGATGCCAAGCAGCCCGCCGGCACCGACCCACAGGCACAAGATAATCGGCCGCACGCGGTGCGATCGGCCTCGGCCTAACTCGCAAATCAGGTTCGGAGGAAAACATGAAGTATCTCAATCTGCTCGGCTACCGCGTGACCGACCGCATCACCGGTTTCAGCGGCGTTGTCGAATCCGTCTCCTACGATCTCTACGGCTGCATTCAGCCGTGGGTCACTCCATCCATCGACGACAAAGGAAAGCTGGAAGGCGGGCGCTTTTTTGACGGCGGACGGCTGGAGAAATCAGGCACGCAGCCCGTGGTGCCAGTTCCCCCATTTAGCGATGCGGCGGGGAGTCTCGCGCTGCTCGGCTACCAAGCGACGGACGCCATAACCGGCTTCCAGGGCGTCGTCGAGGCGGTCAACTTCGATCTCACCGGCCGCGTCGATGTGACGCTGCGCCCGCCCATCGACAAGGAAAAGAAAACGCTGGAGAGTTCGCACTGGTTCCACGTCTCGAGGGTCACCAAGGCCGGCGGCGACAATGCCGAGCGGGTGATGGTGCCGCCAATCGCCTTCGCGGAAGAGGAGCAAGAACCGGGCCCGGCTGACAAGCCGGGGCGCTAAGAGTTTTGCGGCGTAACCCGCCGCAGAAGGTAAACCATCTCGACGAGCTGCTGGGGCTTCCCCTCGGACGCGCGCCGATGTGATTTACGAATTCGGAGAGGAAAGGAGGTCGCGGAGAATCGCCAGAGCCATTGTCCGGTCGCAGTTTTGCCTGTTTCTGCGGCCCGGCCAATGAACAGACCACCAGAACCGGCCATGCCGACAGACAGCGGTGACCGTTACCGTGCCTCCGGCTTTGGCCCTGGCTCCTCCGGGATTAGAACGGCCTTGAATGAACGCAGCACACCCTATCGATCGTCGCGGGGAGTCCGCTCTGCTCTCCGTAAAACACCCCGTCCTTGGCAGCGATCTGTCGATCGGGGCGCAAACCATTCGCATCGGCCCGGAGCAATACCTGGCGCTGGTGGACACGCTATGCAACCTGTCGTTACTCGCTCCCCGGTTGGTTCCTCACGTTCAAGCCTTGGCCGCTGATCTCAAACTTCCCGAGGTCACGCAGTACATCGCCTGGATGGAGGAAGCCGACAAAAAGGCGGCGGCGCGGGTGTCGGGAAGGACTGAGGAGACTTATGGAATCGAGATTGATGATCGGCCAGCTAGCCCAGCAGATGTTGCTGGCAGGCATGACTCCGGGCGAGGGCGCCAGAGAACTCAAAAAGGAAATGATCGAGATCTCGCTGCAGCAACACCGCGGCAATATGTGCCGCACGGCGCAGGCGCTGGGAATGCACCGCAACACCCTGAGCCGCGCGGTGGAGGAGCTGGGCATTGCCGGCCTGCCGAAAGAGATTCGATTGGGACTCCGCCGGTTGCCGCAGCAGAGGAGTTTCGAGTACAGGGCGCCGGACGCCAAGAGATCGCGTAACCGCGATCGTGCGACTTCGATCATCCCCAGGGAACGTCAGGCTGAGAGGAAAGAAAGCCGGGTGGCGTGATGGCGCGGTATGGGGACGAGGTAACGAAGTGGGAAGTGGCGCGGCCGCCTTACATGCGCGAGGCGGAGCCGTTGGCCCATCCCTCGGTGTGGCCGAGCCAGGGCGTGGGCTTTGTCGACCGGGCGGAGCAGGCCTATAATCGCCAGCTCTTCCGCGAAGGACGCAACCGCAAGCAGCCGGCTCAAGCGCCGGTCATGGGCGCGGCCGAAAACGAACGCAAGGGGAGCGAGTGAGCCACATCTATTACGGGCGGCACTGCGCCGTCTGCCGCGAGCAGTGTGGCCAGAGCCTTGTCTGCCTGCAATGTCTCATCCTTGACCTCGGAACCAGGGTTTACGAGCCGCATTTCGATACGATGCCCCGGACAAGGGACTGCATGGAGGAACTCCTGCACCTGCTCACGGATCGTCCCGAGAAGCCGCAGATTCGCCTGTTGGTATCGGGCTGCACTACCGCAATGAGCCGCAATTGCAAGAACGGCTTGCCCTGGCCGCTCCCCAAGCCTACGAAGCCGGAGCCGCGGGCCAGCGGCGGAGGTGCGCTGCAGGAGCCTAACCGCACCAATCCGGGGCAGACTGTGGAGCGGGGTTCGAAACAATGATCTCATTTTCCTGCGACGTTTGTACCGAACCTTGCGCCGGCGACGGCGCTGCGCGGCGTCCCTGCGTGCTGATCGAGCGCGCTGCCATGCTGCTGATTTCGAACGGCCGCTGGGTCAAGGGAATCACCATCATGGGGTGGGACGATGCCGCGGCCGGCACGGGCCGCTATCATCACGTCCACGCGGACAAGTGCCTGCCCACATGGATCTCGCGCAACGCGCAAGGCGCGCTGCAGAATGCGCTCGAAGCGGTGGCCACGTATTCGGGGAAACCGGATCAGTTGCCGCTGGCCAGTGAGGGCTATGAAAAGACATTGCAGGACGCATGGCCTAAGGGCACGCCGCGCAGAGATCGCGGACGCGGGGCTGCTTCGCGGCCGCGTTCGGCGGCGCTGGCGCTGGACTAGCGACTTTTCAATTGCGGATTTGTTGTAAATCTAATTTGTGAGGATGAAGGATCATGGCAAAGTTGCACGAGCTGCTGGCGGTTGAATCGAATCTCTCCACGCAAGCCAACAAGACGCGCGGAGAGCTAATTGAAACCTTCCACAAGAAGCGCCACCTGTTCGAGGAAAAAAGAGTGACGTTCACTCCCAACTCCGAGAACGCCCAGGCGGTGACGGAAACGCAGTCCGATATCCAGTCGACGGTGCTGAAAGAGATCACATGGATTACGGGCGTGATGGCGAAGGCCTGGGACGTGGCCCACCAAGTCGACGTCGCGAACACCGAGGCGATTGCCGACGTGGTGACCGAAGATGGATCCACGCTGCTCACCGGAATTCCGGCCACGTCGCTGCTGCAACTGGAAAAGCGGATCAAAGAAGTCTCGGACCTGGTGGCGGCGATTCCCACGCTGGACCCGGCCAAAGGCTTTCAGCCGGACACACAGCGCGGGAAGGGCATCTACCAGGCGCGGCTGGTCAACAAGACGAGAACTAAGAAAGAGCCGAAAGTTCTCGAGCTGGCGCCGGCCACCAAGGAACATCCGCGGCAGACGCAGGTCTACAACGAGGACGTTCCGGTGGGCGCGATCCAAGAGCTGGAATGGTCTGCTATGCTCACTCCTGCCATGAAGTCGGACTTGCTCGATCGCTGCGACATGCTGCTGCGCGCGGTGCGGAAAGCGCGGGCCAAAGCCAACGAGACGGACGTGGAAGTGGCGGGCAACAAGATTGGCAAGAAGCTGCTGGATTACGTGTTTCAGCCGGTGTTCGAAGCGGGAGCCCAGCAGTCAGCCTAACGAGTGGGGTGACCCGCAAGGGTTATCCAGATTCAGGGTGCGGCTCAGACTCAGGATGAAGAGGGCGCTGGAAGGCGCTCTGGTCAGGCTATCACCCCGAAGGATCACAGCAGGAAAGGCGGCAACGGACGTGCAAATTCTAGAAATGGTGCGCGTGGGTTCGAATCCCACCGCCGGCCCCAAAAACAAATGCCGGCGTAGCTCAGTGGTAGAGCAGCCAGATCAGGGTGGAGTTTGTAGCGGGCCGGGAAGCGCCGATGTCAGACTGCGACCTACTGTCATAGCTCATTGGCAGAGCACCTGACTCATAATCAGGAGGTAGGCGGTTCGACTCCGCCTGACTCGACAGGGGGCTGGCTGCAGGCACGCGGCTGGCCCCCGACAATTTGCGGAGGCGCGCGATGGAGAATGGAAAGTTCGTCCTGGAGCTGACTCACTCCCAGCAGATGGCGCTGATCGACCTGATCTCTGGCTCTCTGCGCTGCCGATGCGACGGCCGCGTGGAAGAGTACGTCGACTGTTCCCAGCAACCCTCCGTGGTTACCACGCCGGGCCAACTGCTGCGGCTGGTTTCGGAGGCGAAACCCGTGCCAAACGGGGAGAATGCCCGCCAAACGGCATAAGTGGCGAGGCTGGTTCGCCACGAATTCCGGGGCAGCACTTTCGTAACCTGTTATACTCGGCGAAAAACAGGAAGAATCTGGGTCGCGACCCGGTTCAACGCATACGTTCTTCCTGTGGCTTCATCCTTCCTGTTGCTCCTGTCGCTGAAAGCTGAAAGCTAGGTAAGAGCCGGTCGCCTCCCGAATGGGCGGCGTCGACGCCCCGGCAACCCAAGGCGCATCTCTGGCGCTACCCGTCCGTCCACGGGCATCTCCGCTTCAACTCCTGAAAAATCCTATGAATCCCCATCAATGCAATCGTGATTGCCGAAGGCACGGGTGCGCCCACCTGCGCCTGGGAAAGCGGGAGCGTCTCGCCCTCGCCCTAGCGACCGCGGCCACCGCTCCGGCGGTTACCGGCGTGCCCCTGTTCTACATCGATCAGAACCAGAGCCTTCCCACGCCTTATTCGGTGACCCAGGCGCAGGCCGATGCCATGAAAGCGGCGGGACGCGGGCGCTACATCAACCGCTGCAAGGCGTTCCAGCTCTGCGAGCTGGCGCCGGTGTCGCCGCGGTTCACTCCCAGCCAGACTCCGGACAGCGCGGCCAGCATTTCGCTGGCGGAGATGGAAGCGAACGTGGGCATCGCGGGCGATCTCAAAGACTGGCGCGAGGAAGCGCCGGCGCCGCGGCATTTGGTGCAGCGCGCGCAACAGAAAGTGAAAGCCATCGGACGTCGCGAGAAAGACACGTTCGACGACAAGGCCACGCTGGCCTTCGGCGGGCACGCTTATGCGGACCGCTGGAAAGCATTTTCTTCGCGCGGATCTTATCTGGCTCCTGCCACCAGCGATGCGCCGCCGGACGCTCGTCGAGATAGCGTGGCGAATCCTCGCCCTGGCGATGACAGCCGGCCCTCAGCGGTGTGTGAGTAAGATGTGTCTCCCAAGAAGGCTAACAGCAGCTCCGGGCCGCCGGCGGGACGTTTCCGAACTCCGCCGGGCTGCACGTTCATGGGATGGTGTATGGCCGCGGTCGACGTCGCGTTTCTCAGAGCTACGCCAGGGGGAAGCGATCTCTCCAGTGAAATGCTGCTGATGCTGGCGCTAGTGGTCTACAACGATTACGGACTGTTCCCGACGCCGGCGCCGCCGGCGAAGCGGTTGGGTTCCGAACTGGGCACGATTCCGGGGGCGAAACAGCCATAGAACCGCCAGAGGCGGGTTTCCCCGCCTGTGCGCTCAATCAAATAGCGGTGGGTTTGGCTAGAGCATCGGATTCGAAATCCGATGCACGTACGACTCAAAAAGCAGGTAAGCCATGGATTTGGATCCCAAACCGGTTCCCGAGAGCACGAACCCCGACCGCAAGAATCAGTATCGGGACTCTTCTCCCGCGGTGCTGCGCGACCAGCTCAACGAGAACTGGCGGCAACTTCGAATTCTCAGCGCGGCCGTTGGCGACCGCGACAGGATCATTGCCTCGCAGCATTTGTCGATCAGCGAGCGCGATACCACCATCAAGCTGCTGAACAGCCGGCTGAGCTACAGCAAGATCCGCGTGGCGCTGCTCTACGCGCTGGTGGGCGGCGCCGCGGCCAAAGGCGCGGAAGTCGGTATCCTGGCGCTCGGGCATTTTCTGGCGAAGGCGCTTTTGCAATGAGAGGCATTCCCCATCGCCGGGCGTTGCCGGCCGGCTGGCGCAAGAATGTTGTCTTCCACGTCATCCTGCTCGACGGCACGCGGTTTCGGCATCCGATGCGGACGAAGCCGGGAAGGTTCCTCACTCCCAACGACGTGGAGAAGCTGCTGGAATCGGAAGCCAAAACCGTGGAGAGGTTTTTTCCCGGCCAAGAGTTCCGCCTGGTCCCGCTGCGCGGTGGTAACTTCAACCTGGTGGAAGTGAAGCCCAATGCTGAGCCTGCCCCCGAAACCGTCGCCGCGGCCGGATAGAATTCCGGTTCGCCGCTGGCCACGCTGGATATTTTTCCCAACCTGCGCGAAGCGCCGATCCCGGGCACGCCGCTGGTGCTGATCAATCCCACGGGAACCTTCCGTCTCGCGGAAAACCGCCGCGAGGCGGCCGCCATGAAAACCAAGACTTTCAACTTTGCCATGAAGTGCCGCGAGGCGATTTGAAAACCGCTTCTAGCTCTTAGCTATTAGCTCTTAGCTCAATCCCAAAACAGAGCGGGCGTCCAGCCCGCGCAGCGCGCCGCAGGAGCCGATATGCCCTTGCCCACGGCAGTGACCCAGAGCGGTGTTGACGAAAAGTTAGATCGCTGTGCTCAGGCTGCGTATGCCAGCTTTCTCGAAGACATGCGCGAGCTGGCCTCGCCGCTGATTGACCTGCAGCCGGAGTGGGCGCCCGCGCCCGGCAGCGGAAAAAAGACCATGCCCGAAACCATGAAGCGGGTGTGGCGCAATTTGACGGCTGCGGCATTGCGCGAGTCCGGCAAAGGCGATGTCTGATGCCCAGAAACATGAGCCCGGCGGTTCTGGCGCAGACTCTTGCCGGCCAATTACAACCCGCGCTCCTGGTCCGCATCGCCTTCCTCACCGAAACGGTTTACCTGTGGAGTGGGCTGGGTTCGATCACGGCGCCGGGGCCGCCTTATGATCCTGCATCTACGTTTCCTTACGGGAGCGCCTTCACCGGCATCGGCTGGCTGGGAACCATTCGCACTATCCCCGAAGTCACCGACGTGGTGGCATCCAATATCACGCTTGAAATGTCGGGGATCCCCGTCGATCTGGTGACCGACGCGATCAACGCCGTCCGGCAAACCGCGATCGCCACGGTGTGGCTCGGCTTCCTGAGCATGGCGCCGGGGAATCCGCAAATCATCGGAGATCCCGTCCAGGTCTTTCAGGGCGCGCTCGACGTTCCCACCATCACCGAGGGCGCGGCCACCTGCGCCATCGCCATTACCTGCGAAAATCCGCTGATCGATTTGAACCGCGCTCCGGAACGGAGATTTACCGACGTCGACCAGCAGGTCGATTATCCCGGCGACACCGGCTTCTTTCAGGTGCAACTGCTGCAGGACTATCTGGTCTTGTGGCCGTCGCCCTACCAGAGCAATCCCAACCAGACGCAGCGACAGCCGAACTTTCTGACCATTCAGCCGGGGCAGTCCGGCCCCATCGCCATCGCGGTTGGCGAGACGGTGCAGCTCGTCGCCACCGTGACTTACAGCGATGGCACCACGCAGATAGTAATGGGGCCCGGCGGTCCTTCGGGCTGGGGATGCCAGGTATATTCAAGCGATCAGAGCATCGCTCAGCTCGCGAATGGCGGGACGGGATCGGGCGGCGGCATTGTGACGGGATTGAAACAGGGCATGTGCGTGGTGACAGCGCGCTTCGTGTACGGAGCGTTTTTTGGCAGCGGAGTGACCAAGCCAACTACGCCAGTGACCGCTTCCGTCACCATCATCGTGACGGAAGCGGCCTAGCGGCCCCGATCTTTATTCCGATCTACCAGCCCATGACCTGCACACTGACGTGCGCGCTGAGGTTGTCCGGGTTCAAAACCGGCATTGCAAAGACGAGGCTGGTGTTGGCTTTTACGCGCACGGGGAAGATGACTACGTTTGGCCCCGCGTTGGGGACATCTCCATTCGCTGTGAGTTCGTGGAGCAACGGGCCATACTCATAACCCGCGCCGCAGTCGCCTCCGCCGGTTCCGGCTTTGCCCCAGGTGCAGTAGCCGCCTCCGACGTTGGGTGTGCTGTCCCCAAGTTGTTCATTGCCCACATCGTCGGTCCAGGTGAAGTAGGGCGCGAAGCTATCCGCGTTTGTGCCCGTTGGCGTCCCAGTCGCGCTTCCGTAGAAAAACACGGTGTACGTGGTATCGACGGTCGGCGTGATCAGTGTGGTTGAGCTGATTGCGGAACTCGTTGTCCATTCTTCATTCCAGACCTCGTGCAAGGTACCGAGCGAAGCCTGAGCCGTATTGTGTGGGTTAAAGCGGGCCGCGAACGCTGCCAGCAGGATCGCGGCGACGAAAAGCGTGATGCGAGTTACTTGCTTCTTCAATCGAAGGCCCTCCTTTGGGCTGCGTAGAACCTAGCATGAGAAAGCCAGCGGCCAGGTTTCGCCGCGATCAATTTTCTTTGGGGAATTCCTGAAATGAAACGCCTCCCAAATTGGCACGAGCTGCTGGCGGCGCACTTCGAGAAATCGCGGAAGGCGCGCTTCGAGTGGGGCAAATTCGATTGCGCCATGAGTGTCTGCGACGGCATTCAGGCGGTTGCCGGAGTGGATCCGGGCGCTCCCTTTCGCGGCCAGTATTCCAGCGAAGCCGAGGCCATGACCCTGATCGGTTCCGACCTTGGCAAGTTCGCCGCCGGCATCGCGCAGCAGCACGGCTTTCCCGAGTGGGCCAGCAAGCAAGCGGAATCTCAGCCCCTGCCCAAGTTCGGCCGCCGCGGCGACGTGGCCCTGATTCAGGCTCGAGATCCCGGCCTCGCGCTGGGCACCATCGATCACAGCGGCCGCTTCGCCTGGTGCGCCAGCGAACGCGGCTTTATCCGCGTCCCCATGAGGTTCTGGCTGCGCGCGTGGAAGATCGCTTAGGCCTCGCGACACTCCCTGCAGTGCGGACAGATGCATCTCCGGTCGTGAATGTTTGAAATGCACCGGCTGCACCAGAGTTCTGCCCAAGCGGTTTCAAAGCTTCACCCCGGCGCGATAACCCACCAACCCGATGCGGCTGGGTTCGCCGATGGTGTGATCCTTGCGGTCGCGGACGGAGAGCACGCCGCCGCCGCATTTCGCGCAACTTCCGATTTTGCGCCTCTGCGTCATCCCGAGATTTTAATCTATGTCCAAAACCGCCGAAGAAATCGGAATGATCGCGGTCGGGGTGGCCCTGATGGTCGCCACCTACGGCGCCGCCTCGGGCGCGACGGTTGCCATCTGGGGAATGACTTTCTCCGAGAGCACGCTGTTTGCCGTGGGCCTGAGCGCCGGACTCACCGGCACTTTCGGGCTGTTGCAGTCGATCCTCAATCCCAATGACACCTCGGTTCCGGGGAGCCAGTCGAACGCGCAAGAGTCTGCCGCCTACCGCCGCGTGGTCTATGGGAACGTGGAAGTGGGCGGGGTCAAGACCTACGACAGCGCGCCCGCCGGGGATCAGCTCTACCAGAATGAGGGCCCGCAGGCCAACTGGCGGCATCTGGTTTTCACGCTTACCGGCCATCAGATCACGTCGTTCGGGCGCGGCGGGATCATGTGCGTCATCATCGACAACATTTACACCGAGTTGACGAACATCGGGAATGGCATCTGGGTGCCTTCGGACCCGCTCAATCCCTGGGGCGGCAACACCAACGACGGCGAGGAAAACGAGTTCCCCGGCTCCTACCACATCGCCTTTGAATTCGACGTGGGCAATCCCGCCTCGGTGCTGATCGAGAACGGAATTGTCGAGGGCATGCCCTTCCCCATGCTGAGCGGGGCCTGTCCGGATTGGGGGCTGAGTTGCTGCCAGGTGGGACGCGCCAAGGTCCACGTCGCCCTGCGCTACGACTATCTCGCGGATGGTTCGCAGATCGGAACGGGACACAATCTCGCAACTTTCCAGCCGATCTTTGTCAATGGTTACGTTCCCACCATCCGCTTCCCGATCACGGGCAAGCCGATCCTCGACACGCGCATGTTGGGCGGCGGCGGTAGTCCCACCACCTGGCACCCTGACAGCTTCTACTCGTTTGCGAATTACATCATCGACGCCGCCAACCGGGTGGAATGGCAAACCAATGGGCCGGGTGGCAGCTTCCAGAGCGGGCCGGGGCCCAATCCGCCAGCCTTCGCGGGGCCGGGTTTTCCCACGGCCGACAATGAGGCGGAATGGCTGGACGCAGGGCCGCTTCAGTCCGGTGGGTGGCCGGGGCCGGAACGCACGATCCTATATCCCTACACCTTTACCGATCCCAACGGCAACCTGCAAACCCTGATGGAGCCGGCGTGCGGCGGATCGCCGCTCGAATTTGATACGGGGCCGAGCGAGCCGACCTGGGCCACGCAGCCCGGCCAGTACACGCCGGATGGCTCGACGATGACGATTGTGAACGGCCTGGTTTCAACCAGCGTACAGAACGCCGGCAGCGGAGGCATCGACGGAACCTACACCATCTTCGTGCTGCAGCCGGGCAACCCCGGCGGTTACACCGCAGTGCTCTCCGTCGTGGTGTCGGGCGGCCGGATTGCCTCCTGCGCCATCGTGAATCCCGGCTACGGATATCTCGGCATTGGGCAATCTTTCCAGGTGATCAACGGCGCATCGCAGATCAGTCCGCCCACGGGCTTTCCGAATGGCGCAAGCATTCTGGCCACTGTGAACGTGATCAACCTGGGCCAGCAAGGTCCGACGCTGGGCGTGACGGCGATTTCGGTCCCCACTCCAGGCTCCGGCTTTAGCGCGCAACCTTTGTCGTTCCCGGTCTACGATTCGAGCGAACCGAACAATCAAGCGTACGCGGCTACAGCCACCGCCTATATGCGCTTGGGCGGCGGGGTGGCGGCTCCTTACAACTTCCAGATCGATCACGTCGTGGTCAACAGCCCCGGCGCCACCTACACCGGAACCAGCTTCGATATCGTGATTCCCAACCAGATCGTGGGCGGGACGCCGGCCACGCTGCAATGCACCGTCGGCGACGTGAGCGGCGGCAGCGGCCAGAATCCGCAAGTGTGGCTGTGCCTGGGAGTTCCCACCGCGGGCATTGCGGCCACCAATCCCTCGAATCCGGCGCTGATCATTTACGACTACCTCACCAACACCGACTATGGAGAGGGAGCCGATCCTTCGACCATCGACATGGACTCGATCAACGCGATGGCGAACCTGTGCGAAGAAACCGTCGTCGTCACGGTCGCCTCGAACGGGGGCACTGTCAGCGAGAATCGCTACAACTGCGATGGGGTATTCGATTACGGGACCGCGCGCGGAGACGTGCTCAAGGCGCTGGTGGCTTCCTGCGCCGGTGTGCTCGTGCCTCCGGGAGATCTGTGGCACCTGTTTGGCGGGGTCTACTCGCCGCCCGTGGTGGCCTTGACTGATGCGGACCTGCGCGACTCCATCAAGTTCGATTTCAGGATCTCGCGGCGCGACATCTGCAACGGAGTGAAGGGCACCATCATGCCCTCGTTCGTTCCCACCAATACCACCGAAGCGCAGCCGGCGCCCTGGCGCTGGACCGACTTCCCGCCTTATCAGGGCAACGGGCTGCAGGGCCATCCCGATTACCTCACCGAGGACGGCGGACAAATCATTTGGAAGGAAGTGCGCTTCGGCTTCTGCACCTCCATCTGGCAAGCGCAGCGTCTCGCCAAGATCGTGCTAATGCTTTTGCGCTTTCAGGTCTCCGGGCATTTGGCCTGCAAATTGACTGCATTTCAAGTGCAGGCCGGGGACACCATCACCTTCACGCATGCACGCTGGGCAGCGCTGTTGCAGCCTCCGCCCATCACGTTCTTCGTGACCCAGGCCACGCAGGTGATCGAAGTGAAGAACGGCGCGCCCTGCATCGGCATCGACCTGGTGCTGCGCGAAACCGATCCCTCGATTTACGAATTCGCGGCGCCCACGCTCTACCAGCCGCCCAGCACGCCGTGGGTGGAAGGCGATGGCGAGTATTCGCAATACGGATCGCTGGGAGTGCTCTAAATTCGCCTCCGACTATTTGAGCCTTGTCCGCGTGGTCTTGGACACCAGACAGCTTTACCCGTCCTGTCTCAGATTGCCGCTCTGAGCCGCGGGGCGCAAGGGTTGTCGTCTTAGCGGCGAACTCTGCCCTCAACGGAAGGGATCATCTCACATGACCCTGCTCACCTTCCCGCCGAATCCCGGTGAGGAACTTGCGACCCGCGCGGATCACGAATTGCCCGTGACCGCGGCGCTGGCCGTGACCATCAAGCCGCGCCAGGGCAGCCCGGTCCGCGGCTTCTGCTACATCCACGCCGAGCGTGCCTTGTGCTTCCACGTTTCCGAATCGTCCGGGCGCTTCCTGCTGGTCGACCGGAAGGACGGCGGCTTCGATCTGATCGAGCTTTCGAAAGAGGACTCCCCATGAACCCACAGCAAAAAGAATTTCTGCAGACGGCCGCGGCCCAGGCGAAAAAGGCGGGGCACGTTTTCCCGGAGATGGCGGCGTGCGAAGCGGCCCTCGAGTCCGGCCATCCGGATCCAGTCACCAAGGTTTCCATCTACGGCGGAAGCCAGCTCGCGCGCGAGGGCAACAATCTTTTCGGCATGAAAGAGCACCGACACAACGCCTATGGCGTGATGCGGCTGCCGGCGCACGAGTTCGAAAACAGCGAGTGGATCGTCACCGAAACCGATTGGGAAAAATATCCCGATTGGGCAAGCTGCTTTGCCGATCGCATGGCCACGCTGAGCCGGCTGTCATCGTTTCTGCCTCACTACGCCGCGGCGCTGGCTGCGAAGACTCCGGAAGAGTTCGTCAATCAGGTTTCCCAGAGTTGGTCGACGGATCCGGGCTGGCACTGCCGCTGCGGGATGGAGTTTATCCGCGAAGTCGACGCCAAAGCGCATGAGGTTGGACACGCCGCCACTTACGGAGTGTGTGAAGTGATCCCCGGCCTCGGCCGCGCGTTGAAGGTTCTTTCGATCTACAAGGCGTGTGCTGAGGATTGGAACGCGACCGCCTGACCGCTACATAAGTTCCCCCGCAACATAAGTTCGCGATCTCTCTCAGGAGAAAAAAACATGCTGCTCTGGGTGATGTACTTCACCGGAATCGTCCTGCACCTGTTCCTGCAGATACAGAACTCCGTGCGCTCCAATTCCAACGGACTCACAACCGGCTGGGCGGGGATGAAGAAGTGGCTGCAACTGCAGGCTGTGAGCGTTCTGGTGCGCCTGTTTTTTTCCGCCATCGTCTTTCCCGCCGCGTTGCAAGGGCCGCTGCACGCCCTGAGCGGAACCCTGGCCACGGCGGGCGTTGCGCTTCCTCCGTGGGGGCTGGCGGGTCTGGCCGGCTACAACGTCGATGCGCTGCTCAATCAGGTCTTCGGCCTGATTCCATGGATGCGCGCCGAGATTCCGCAGCTCGTGCCTCCCAACGTTCCGAGCTTGCCGAGCAACGATCCCAGTGTTCCCCCTAAACCACAACCCACCCTGCCGCCATCGGCGTAGATGGCAGAAAAGAGATCACCGCATCATGTCCTTCAAAACGTTTGTCGATAAAGTCGAAGCTGAGGCCAAGAAGCTGTTTGGTTCCACGACGTGGGAGAACACGCTTTCCTCCGGCATCAGCTACACCGCTCCTTTCCTTGAGGTCCTCGTTGGCCTGGCCGCCGGCCAACCCGCCGAGCAGCTTGTGGCCGCCGCCGTCAATACGGCGCAGGCCGATCTCGCAACCATCAAAGCCCTGGTTTCAGGCGCCATGGTGCCAGCCGGATCTCCGGCCCTGGCCGTGGTCAAAGCCGCGCTGAACAGCCTCCAGAGCAATCTGGGCGGACTGCTCACGGCTGCCGAAGTCAAGAACTCCAAGACGTCGACGCAGATCACGAGCGTGGTCAATACCATCGTCGGCGAAGCCAACGCGCTGCTCACCAGAGCGCCCTCGGCAACGCCAGCGCCCGCGGCTGCTTAAAGAAAATCGCGATCGGCTTTACGCAATCGCGGTTGGGGATGGCGGACTTTAGACAATGAAAATTGCCCTCTTCATCGCGCTGTTCGCACTGCTCCTCGCGCTTACTGGAGGGGTCCTGGTGATCGTCCATGACGTTCACCGGGATCTCTCCGACTTTCACAGCGTTCTCGACCAAGTGGGCGGAGCCACGCGCGCCGTCGAGGGCACGGCAAAGAGCCTGGCGGGCTCGGCGCAGGACGTGCAGAAGATCGTGGGCGAAGAGCGGGCCGCGCAAAAGCGGCAGACCGACGAGTTTACCAAGACAATAGCTGACTTCCATGACCTCCTCATTCACACCGATATTTCGCTGAACGGATCTAAGAGGCAGAGCGGGCTGCTGGCCCACGTCGACGGCATCCTGACTCACTTAGACGTCACCACCTTGCCCGCGCTCGATATGCAGATTGTGGGGAACGGCGATCAGCTCCAGGACACGATTGCGCGCCTGGGCGATTCGGCCGATGGCATCACCGGCGCTGCCAAGACGCTGGACACGCAACTCAGCGACCCGCAGATCCCGCAACTCATCGGCCACTTCAACACCATCTCTGGGAACCTGGCCGACACGACCGGGGACGTCCAACACGAAATTCACAAGTTCGTCTATCCGCCCCCGCGCAAGTGGTGGCAGAAGTACATCACCGATCCCGCGAATGAACTCAGGGAAATGTTCAAGTTCACCCACCCCATCGGATAGGGCTGGGATTTGCTAATATTTTACTGAGAGGGGGGAGGGCTCGCTCAGCGCCCGTGAACGGAACAGGTAAAACCGGTCAGGAGCTGATCTCCGCCCCCCCAGTCGCATCCTACTCTCAATCTCCGCCTAGCGCCGTGAGGCCGCTTCGACCCGGCGCACCGGCGCACCTCCCTCCTCGGCGCACTCGTAAGTTCGCTCCAGAACCGTTCCAGTAACTCCCCGGTCCTGATGGGCCGGGCATAGCATCTCTGCAAGTCTTTGCGTCCAAGGGACTTCCGGCGATGTTATATAACATGTACAAGATCGATTAAGGATTCCAGCCATGGCCACAGCCGCCAAGTCCGCGCCCAAAGCCGCCCCTCCGCTT